GCTAACTGAGCATAAGCTTCTCTATATGTAGCTTCACATGCACTCTTAGGCACATTTGGATAGGATTGGAATATAGGACCGAGGAATAATCTGCTACGGCCAAACAGGTTTGTAATAGTTCTATTCTTCTTCAGCATATTCTGAATAGTTACGTGGTAGCCATCCCTAATTTGCGGATATCCCCTGTGAATCTTCTCAAGTATATACTTAGCCTCGCCTTCTTGAAGTTCATTCTTCAGTGCAAATGTCTTGTATTGAACATCGTAGTTTATAGCATGATTACCTTTCTTTCCCCAGAAGCGTTCACTATGTCTACCGTCGCCTATGTCTGAGGAACTATCCTCATCAGATATTTGATCATACGACTTATCAAGTATCACACCAGCAGTCAGTTTATGTAGATCTATACCTTGCTCGAATGCCTCTATCTGCGTTATTACTCCTCCGACGTGGGCAACAATTCTGTTTTCGATTTGGCTAAGGTCAAGCGAGTATCCGATATATCCCTCGTCAAAGAGAAAGAATCTGAGTAGGTCATGAGGCCAATTTTGCTGATTTCCTCCAGTACCGAAGATAGTTTCTCCAGATGAGAGTCGTCCAGTATCAGCTCCGACCGGCTTGTATGAACTTTTGTATCGTCCATCTATATCCACCTTTCCTATGTTTAAGTAAGTTGATATTCGTTTACTGAGTGACCTTATATCAAGCAGTAGCTTGGCTGCCTGACTTCCAGGTCCACCTCTTCTTGAGATACGCTTAAGCGCGTCCACGTCTGTTGTGTCTACATATTCATTCTTGGTATTCCTCTTCTTGTATGGCTTAATCCCTGTTTCATTATAAAAGTAATTCATTAACTGCTTTGGTGAGTTGAAATTAATTTCATATCCAACTTCTCTGTTTAGTTCCTCAGAGAGTCTATCAAGTTCAGTTTGCTGTTTCTCCCTATATTCCATCATTCCTTGAACATCAACTCTAATTCCTCTCTCAGACATATAAATGAGAGGTTCCATGAGCCTTAGTTTTCTCTCATAGGTTTCCTCATTCTGCTGTTTAGCAAGTGCCTGGAGCTGCTCTGGAATTACATCGGCTGGTACTATAGAGTCCATTCCATTGTAGTTCCACCACTGCTCCCAGGTACCAGCTTGCATTTTCATCCACTGCTTACCATCTTGTTTGTAGTATGGAATGTCTGTGTACATTGCAGTAACAAAGTCTAGTCCGACTGAGAAATCTGGATAGGATATTTTCTGGGCTATTTGTGTGCAGTGAATCTTACCTCTTGGTCGGATACCGTACTTGTGAAATAGCACTTGTGTATCAAAGATTACATTGGCTCCAGCTTTGGATATTCTTGGCTCCTGGACTATCTTAGCCAACAGTAGCATTATCTCTAACTCTTCCTCTGGGTTAAAGTAATCTCCTTGAGGTCCTCTTAATGGAACACTTATCGAATCTATAGATGACCACCCAACAGAGAAGCAGTCTACTTCTCCGCCTATAAGCTCTAAGTCAAATCCAATAGTTTGACCCCTTAATCCAACTTCATAGCAATAGTTTAGTATATCAACAGTCTGATCAAAATTGGGTCGAACTATTATGTTTCTAGCTAAACGTCTGATTTCAGGAAACTCACTTTCATGTTTGGCCCTTTCTAAATCCTCACATATCAGTGGTTTATTGAGAAAGTTAAACTTCGGTGGTATGAATGTAGCTGGATGAAATGTAGGAACAACCTTAAGTCCTGGTACAACAGTTGATTCAAGAACTGATCCTCTCCACTTGGTAATTCCTATTCGATTTGTCAGTGCCAACAGCGCTACGTTGCCAAGAGCTACCACACAATTAGGCCTGATCTGTTTGAGTTCTTCAGCTAACTCCTGGATGTACTGATAGCCCTCCTGACTAATCGTATGCCTACCTCGTTGATTTATATCTATGTAATATGAAAGTGGGTGATCCAAGTCCTTTATTACATTTGTTAGATATAAATCTCTACGAAGTGTCTTGGTTACAGCCAGACACTCATTCAGGCCCTTACCTGCAGGTCCGACAAAAGGCTGAGGTGGACGAGCCATGATCTCATCTTTGCCAGGCTGCTCGCCACACAAAGCTAGCTTTGCAGATTTGTTGCCTGATGGTGGAACGAAGGTGCGTTTCATATTGAGCTAGAATTTACCATTTCTATATCGTCTCTCTCTGATCCTATATCCTATCTCCGATGTTACAAATACTGTTAGCCAATAGAGTAGCCATCCAACTACTACTCCTCCAAGTGCATATACAGCGGAATAGTTTTCCATAATTATCCTCTCATTAAGTGTACTTTGACTAAGAATGAATCCTTATACGACTTACTAAGCTCAAATCCAAAAGCTGACATTCCAAGCTGCTGGGATGCGAGTATTCCATTTCCAGATCCAAGAAAAGGAATTAGCACTCGAGATCCTTGGAACGCAAAAGTATCATATACCTCCTTCATTAGCTCTATTGGTCTCTCTGTTGGATGGGTCTTTTGATTAGATGGAACTGGTGAGAAATGAAACTCGTTGCTTCTGCCAGCTTTGTTTAGTGCAGGCTGACCTTTCCATGCGTAGAAGAACATTTCGTAGCTGTTGGCTAGTCTGATTGAGGGATTCATACTCTGCCCAGGCACACCTTTCGTCCATACGCCTACCATTCTAGTCGTGCTAAATCCTGCGCTGTTTAGTGCCTTATATACTTCATCGAACCAGGGTTCTGGCGCGAACCAGATAATTAGCCATGAGTGCTCAGTCATCACCCTATAACATTCCTTCAAAGTTCGATCCAAAAATGATGGATATGAGTCTTGATCTATATCATTGTAGTCTTCTAGCTGATACTGTGACTCACCGTCCTTCTTTCTTTGATGAGCCAAGTTTATAGCATATGGTGGATCTATTTCCACTAAGTGAATTATTCCATCAGGGACTTCCCTAATACCTTTGAAGAAGTCTTTCACTATAAATCTCTTAGCTAAGTCATGGATGGTGCCTTCAGATGACTGAGCTTCCAGCCTTTGTGCTATAACCTGCCTAACAGCAGCTTCATCTATCTTCTTCAGTATCTTACTGGCATCACTTGCAGTCTTACAATTGTCAAACAGATCTGGGAATGCTTCTCTAGCCTGAGCTCGTTTCACAGATTCAACTACAGCGGGCTGACTACTGGATAACATCTCTGCAGTATCTCTAGTCCCCCAACCTACGCTTGTAGGTCCTGGAGTCTTAGCTCCATGCAGCTCCTGCTGCATTTGATGGATCTCGAGAGTTAGCTTGTCAAACTCCCAGTATTCCATGTCCTTGCGAAAGAAGTTTTCAGACTTCTCTATAATCTTCATCTCGAGATCAGTTAGATCCTCAGTATATATTCTAACTGGTATGCTTTCTACATTATTACGCTTGAGTACAATATATCTACGTTCGCCAGCCAGGAGTTTGTAACTCCCATCACTGTTATATTTTACAGCTAATGGAGAGATTAGTCCTGATTCTTTCATGTTAGTTTCTAGCCCATCCAGGTCTCCCATTATCTTTCTAGCTCTGTCATCATCAACAACTATTGACGACGTTGGGATCATAGCCACTTCACCGACTTTTATCATCCTTAGCTCCCATAAAGTTCTGTTTTCTCTCAGGAATACTTAGCCATTCACATATCTGCTTTTGCACCTTTTTATTGTCTCCTCTGAAGTGAACCCTGAGTGCCTTTCCTTTAGTGAAGTATGTAAATGTGCCTACTGTTTCATCAGATAGACACATCAAGAACTTTATCAAGCTTACTAATTCTCTCTCGTTCAAGTGTATACTAAATGTAGTCATTTGTCTTCTCCAGTTATGAGTTTTAGTATCTCAGCTGCTTGTTCTGAGCTGATGTTTAGTGCTGATTTGGATTGCTTCTTTGTCTGTGATTTGGTTTTAGTCTTACCAGTTGGAATTCTTCTAGATAATCTTATCTGACGAAGAAGCTCCAGTGCCTCATCTGTCTGCATGTCAGAGATTGACACAATTCCAAGATCATCTAGATTCGCCATTGCCTACCTCCTCAGCCCTACGTAAGATTGGAATGATATCCCTTGGTTTGACCTTACCACTAATCATAATACCTATAGCCACACCACCGTACTCCTCTATCAAATCAAGTACGTCGTCCAAGACTGGCCCAAATACAGCTTTTCTTAGACCATACTGGCCTATTAGCCTGTCAGCTCTTTTCTTCTGCTCTTCAGTAATCTCAATTACTAATCTAGGTTTGTAATCTATAGATGACATTATTCACTTCCATTTGTAAGTGGATTTATACTAGCCGGTATGTCGTCGTGTTCTGTTATTTCTCTATACTCTGTGTGCTTATCAGTCTGACACTCTATACATATTCTGGCATGAGGTGCATCTTCCATACTATACCAGGTTATGCCACAGGATGAGCAGAAATACTTAAATCTTATTTTATACATAGCTATTTCCATGTAGTCTTTGGCATGATTACTTCTTTGATTACTCTGTCCTTGTATGGTAGAATTTTTTTGATTAGTTCGTATATATCCCTGTGTATGGATATAGATGGGCTGTAGCCAAACTTAGCCAGACCCAAATGCCTTGGATTATAGTAATGATCTTCTGATTCCTTACGTGGATTAGGTATGTGATCTATCCTGTATGGCATGTTGAGAGTGTGAAGTGCATCCCTAACCATATAAGCTAGCTCGTTAATAGTATGAATACTCTCGAACTGATTAAATGTTCTATACTCACCCTTCACAGGAGGATTATCCATCGCTATTTTCAGACACTTGATTGAGTCTCTCAGTGGTATGAACCCTCTTGTTTGGCCTCCATAGCCATATACTGTGAGTGGATGGCCTATGATAGCCTGGACACAGAATCTGTTTATGACAGTTCCAAAGTACTCATCATAATCAAACCTGGTCAACTCTGCATCATTGTCAGTTTCATTCAATCCAAATACAACTCCTTGCATTATGTCAGTCGAACGAAGTCCCCAGTTACGACAAGCAAACTCAATGTTGTGAGTATCGTGGACCTTGGAGAGGTGGTAGAACGAGCCTGCAGTACGAGGAAATAGAAGTCCAGCCATTGGACCTTCTTCTATTCTACCTTCAGGGATGTCACAATTAGGTGTACCATACTCGCCCATTGTACCTATTTTGATTAGGTGAGCTTTTGGACATGCTTCTTTCATGGCCCAAAGTAGAGCAAGTGTACCGGATACGTTCTCTATCTGGGTCTTATTGGCCCGATGGAAATTAGCCATTGACCAGGGTGCAGATGGCTGCTCGGCTAGATGGAATATAACGTCTATGCTATAGTTTTCAAAGATATATTTTAACTGCTCACTCATGTGTGAGATGTTGTTATCTATCAGAAGATGAACCTTATCGAAATTATCTCTCAGGTAGGTCCATCTGCTAGCTCTTGTAAGTATAGGTGTCAGTGACTGACTTCCACACTCAGTTACTCTAAACCTTCTAGATCCATTATCTATTCCACTAACAATGTGTCCATCTTTGAGTAGCTCAAGTGTAAGTGGCCAGCCTATGTAACCGTCGTAGCCTAGAACTAGAATGTTCATCAGTAACCTCTGTACTTTTCTCTTTCTATAGTTGGAAAGTGAATTTTAGCTTCTTCAAACATGAGTTTAGCTCCAAACCTCGCAATCCATTCTGGAGATCCTATACCTATGTATGCTGCGTAGTCACCTACGTTACCAAGGACTAACACAGTTACAATTGTTGGAGGTGAGTAATCCCACTCATCAGTACTTCCAAGTTGCTTTGGATAAGTTCTTCTATTTACACTGATAATCTTGTAGTCCATTGTCTTTTCCTTTGTCATCAGGCTTATCCGCTGATTGACATAAATGACTCATGCATATGTCATTTAGAGCTCGTATTTTTCTATCTAAAGCACATACACTTATAGCTAATAATATTATAGCAACTGAAAGTATTATGACTGAGTAATCCATATCTTTCCTCTTTAGTTCGATCAATTTTGGAACGAACTTGTTTAATTGCCGGCTCGATAGCCTTCGCCTCACCTACCGATGGTATCAAGAGGACACCGGCACTCAAGGGCTTAGAACGGGATGTCGTCTTCTTCTATATCCTCCTTTCTGGCCACATTAGGTCTGCCGTGACCTGCTACGTATTTGGAGACTGTGTTCTGGTCTCCATACTCGTCACTCTTACGAACACCGAGAATGACCCAGCCCTGCAGTCCAAGTAGGTCCTGGGTCCAGTCGAATGGTTTTGAGTAGTCAAGTCCAAAGGCTGCAGCGAAGTTCTTAAACTTCGTCATTGCCCTTGCTGCTTGCTTAGGATCTAGCTTGTCACGATCTGCCAGGTCCCAGAAGAAGTCATTGAACTCCACTACAAGTGGATCAGCAGGTACATCAAATACTGGCTGATACCACTGAGCATCGTTCTTATCACTAATGCCATCTCTGACATTGATGATCCTTGCCTTAACCTCAGCTCCTCGAGGGAGAACCTTTGGCTCTGGCGCACTTGCTATTTCTTTTTCAAGATCACTGTAATCAGTTAGAGACATTTGTCTCTCCTTTTTGGAAAGATTGATTTATTTTGGTTCGGACTATTTGTCAACAGGTATTAGTGTTCCAGGCATCACCTTCCTTTCTAATTTCATTCTTAACATCTCTAGACTACTAGCTCTGTATGCTTTATCTGCTTGTTCATGTCCATGCAGTGATCCAAGATGCAACCTGGATTCTGCCTCTTCTCTAAAAGCTGACTCGAATATTCTGTCGTATCTGTTTAGTTTACTCTCCAACTTAGCCAACCTCATATGTATCTCTTTCAACTCTTCTGAGGTAGCTTGTAGTATATCCTTTGTTGATATCAACTCTTTTACTTCTTCTTTATTCATTTCACCTCCATTTCAAGTTTAGGTTTATCTTCCCACGACAGGCCAATCTTTTTGAGTAGGGCTTTGATGTTAGGTGCTTCTACTGAATCAAGTTTTCCATTAGCCCTAAGTCTTGACCTAGCTATGTATTTACCTTGTGCATCAATGAGCATTTTACGTTCTACTCCATCTTTACCCTCCTTTCCGAGGAGTACATAAATCTCGTCGAATAAGAGCGGGATGGTCAGGACAGCTTGACCGACTGTATAAAATCTATATTCGATACTCTTTCTCGTTACTCCAGTCTTTGTATCTACGCTGATAATTTCCTCAATCTCACGTAAATGCCCAGTCAGTATGAAGTCACATGGTAATCTCATTAGCTTTCTAATGTAGTTAACCATGTAAGTCTTCTGTGGCACATAGTCATGTGCCCACTTTGGGGCTTCACCAGCTCTGCCTTCACCAGCCAGGCGATAGTTCATCACTGCCTCTCCCCAAGTTGTTGCACTATCTAGGCAATAGGTTCCAAAGTGATTAAAATATCCCATCTCCAATCTTATGTTTGTAACTTTCATCCACGCTGCAAACTTATCAGGAAAGTAAGGATCCTCAGTCTCCCATCTGGTATCAGCTACCATATCCCCACTTTTAATGAGTGGCAGATTACATTTTGTTCCTCCTGGATCAAATGAGTCTACATGAACGGGTCTGCGAGCCGTTCTTAGCAGATATGACTTACCTGATCCTATACCACCACAAACAAGAGCACTGAATCTTTTCTGAAGTGGATCACCTTCGTAGTACTTCCTGACTCGAGCTAGCTCTGATTTGAAGTCGTAGGGCATCTCACCATGTCCTTTCAAGAGTAAATATGGACTTAGAGGCTTTCTTGCTACTTTCACTGAGCCACATGAGAGTAACAACATTTAGTCTGTCTGCTATATGCATTAATATTACAGATTCTTTGCTTGTAGTACTGCGCGCCTTAGCTATTTGCCTCAATCTTGCTTCAATTCCAAGAAGTGAACCATAGTTAAGGAAGCATCTTTCCTGCGCCCACTTTTGCTTGATTGATTTCGTCATTTAGGCCACTCCAAGTTCTTCTTAACAGTTGTGTCCATCTCTGAAGGATTCCAGAACTCGACTCTGAAACCAATAGGAGGTTCGTAACAACGCTGTAACGGATTACTCCACGATAAACAGAAGTCATGAAATGGACAGCCTTTGTAGTCTGTGCATGACTTAGGATTCTGCTGAAAGGCCATCATTACAGGATCACTCTCCTTGCAGTGTGACAACCTATCAACGTCACGTTCTATGTTGTTGATTATGTCTAGGACGTTCCAAAGCCAGACATTCATCTGGTCAGGAGTTTTGAATGCAGGTACTCGCTGAAGAGTTGCGTGATAACCTGCTGAGCGATTGGCTGAGCCACGCTGAAGATACTCAAAACCTGTACCACAAAACTCCACTCCGAGGACTTTGTCAACTGGAAACATACAAAACAGACAGTGAGTATAGGTTCCATTCTGAACACTTAGATGAAACTGTTCAGTCCACTGCCTGGAGTTTATATACCTACCAGAAGTACTTTTGTGGTCCCAGGAGAAGATCATCTCGTCGGACATCCTCTCCATTATAGAGTCCATCTTGTAATAAAGGACTCTTTTCTCATCTACTGGTACAGTCCCAGAGATCTCAACCATTTTGATTCCGTCTATTTCGACAACCCTATTCTCAATAAGATCGTTGAATCTCTCATCCCGGAACTTTAGTAGTGCATTTAATACTCCAGCTGGGTCCTTTGGGGTATAGATTGAATCTGTTTCTTGGTCGAAGTGTTTGCGGTACTCACTGAGGAATGCAAAGTAAGCACTTTGCACATCCTCATAGCCGTGAAGCAACTGCCATTCTCTTGCCTTATGCCAAGCTGAGCCGAACCAAAGATCATGAGCAGGAATATCCATCCTCCATCCAAGGATATGAGTGAAGAAGAACTTACGTGGACAGGCTAGATAATCATCTAGCTTTGACGAGTCGAGTATCCACCAGTTTGGATTCTCAGGAATTGGGAAGGTCATGAATCCCTCCTCACCAAATACTGATCCATCAGTTCCTGAGTTAGCACTAACAGTCTCTTATGCAACTCATCCATTTGCAATGAGAACACATTATGAGCTCCTGGTGCGGCTGAGATCGGAGCTGTTTTTTGATTGAGGTGCTGAAGGGATTCTCTTCTCCATCGACGAAGTGTTCGTTCAGTAATCATGCTTTTTCTCCTTATTTTTGTTGAGTTCGTTGATGCTTGAGGTCCATTGCCTTACGACCCTGTTCCATTGTCAGTTGATTCATATTTAGTCCAACCCATCCATAGTCACCTCCCAAGTATGTCCATACCTTTCCGTCTTTGTCTAGTCCAGTTAATGCGCGCTCCCCAGATACGATCTGAGTTAATACTAGTTTTGGCTTGTTCCTTATCATTTTTCTTCCAGTGAAATCAATTGTACCATGTCTAACATTCGTTGTCAAGCAAGTTTTGAATTTACAGTACATGGTTGCGTTCGATGTACTTGCCATCCTTGAACAGAAGTAAATTGAGCTTTCCATGCTTCCTTGCGAATATAGCACATGCGATGCAGTTTGCTACATTCAGACTGCATGGGACCACATAGTCATGCTGGTCCGAGTCCCTCATTCCTTCCGTAAACTGCCGGAACATGGTATTAGTAGCAAACTTATTTAGGTTTCCCTCACTTAGGAATACTAACTCTCCATGCTTTTTCGCCTCACTAAAGTTATGGTTAGACTTATTTACTATAAATACTTTTGACATTATCCAGTTCCCTTCCTGGCTTTGAGTTGATCAAGTAGACTGGCAGGTGCAGTTGAATCTATAACATGTTCTTTGCTGCGCCTGTCACGCAGATCTATTGTTTCATCTGGCCCTGAAAGTTCGATCAAATTTTGTTCAAACTTATTCTTATTAGGAGTTTCGACGAAGACTGGTACCGGGTCCGGTTTTAGATCTAGTTCAAGTGGAACATGTAGACATTCATGATACCTCACCAGATCTACAATCCTGCCATACTTTGGTAGTGCTTTTCTAGTTATCTGAAGCTGCATACCACAGTTTGCACAATAAGCTTGCTTCATTCCTGACTCCTCACAGATACCTCACACTGTTCCCAGGGCTTTGCACTAGGACTGAGCTTAGTTATCTTACATTCTATGGAATCAACTTCCAACGCAGCACTTATTTCAGCGCTAAACTTTTTAGGCACATAGCCTAGCATCGTACCCTCATGCTCGATTCTGATCGCATTTGGATCGAACTTGTTTTTTGGCTCTGCTACAAGAGTGAGTCCTACTCCCTCAAAAAGATCCTTTATGACCTTCCCAAGATCGTGAAACTTCACTCCAGCTATAAAGAATGTCCTCTCAATCACTGGCTTTCTCCTTTCTGTTTAGAATTCTAGACAGACATAAAAGTGACCTGTCACCACAGTATGGACAGGTCATAGCTGACTGTCCTATACTATCACACGACACACATAGGTACGCACTACGTAGTGGAATAATGTCTCCGCTGTAGAGATCTGGCAGTCTAATTATTGAGATCATTTTTGTTACTCCTTTAAAGCACTGGCAGGTCGTAGGATGATCCATTGGGCCTCACCCTCCCCTGCGCCTGCTGCGCCCACCTCGTAAATTCCTTATACAAACAATCGGCGCTGTGGCCTGTTTCTTTGCGAGAGAAACAGAACGAGCAACCTCTGGCTTCAATCTTGCCAGACTCACCGATTAGTGGCTCGTTCCATTCAAGGGTGCTCAAGAGGCTTAGCAACCTCTCATTCTCCTCGCGGAGGCGACTAGTCTCATCCGCCTCCAAGATCGTCCACCCCTTCTCGTTGATCCACTCCATAACAATCTTGTAGCAGTCGTGGCAGATTCCCAACAGTCCAGGGTACTCGTTGACATCGTGCAATTCCCTGCACAGTCTACATCTCTCCGTTTTTGTCATCCTCACCCCCGTAGCGCCGCTCGGCCTCGGTGTAGAGCTCCTCTGCACTAACGATGCAGGAATCCCACTTCTCTTGATACTCGGAAGCTGCGAAGATCGCCGCCGCCAAGTAAATCAACCCGAACTTGGTATCTGGGTTAGTCGGTGGCTTTGGCTTCATTGAGGACTCTTCTGCACGTAACTTTTCAATCTCAGCATCTAGTTTCCGCAAAGAGGCGATAAATCCATCCATGCCCGTTCGCCATGCAACACAGGTCGCCACGATGTCTGCTATGGACATGGTATACACGTTCTGAGGCCGTTCACTCGGTGGTTTCGGTTTCATCCTCATCCTCCAAAAGCGGGTTCCGCGACCTCGGGCATCCGCACTCACACGGAGACCCGGAGCACTGAAGATGCCAGCCTTCAAGACAGCGTCGGCAGACAGCACAATTGGAGTACATGGCGAACCTGATTATGTCGATCTGCGCAGACAGCATTGTGTTATAGATCTTTTGGATCACAGATGCCTTCATCATTCCCCCTCAGAAGCGGTGCCTCCGACCTCAGGCACCCGCATTCGCATGGAGACCCATAGCAACGGAGGTGCTTCCCCGCTCGGCATGGCGGGCAAGTTGCACAGAAGGCTTCAAGGAAGATCTCATCGTAGCTCATGGTTCAGTCTGTGCTCTTAGGTTGCCGCATCCGGCGTAAGTCTTCCAGCAGCGCTTTAAACTGCGCGGCTCGACCGTCGAAGTATCTAACATGATCCTCAAACTGGCGCACGAGACTGCGAAGCGAATCGCACTCTTCCTTGAATGCCTTCAAAGCCCCTTCATAGTAGGCCACGGATTTTGGTTCGTAGCTCACGATGTAATATCCTCTCGGCAGAGCCCCGGCCCAGGCACGCGCCCGGAGCCCGGCGGTCATCCGTGCAATCGAAGGCCCATGACCGCCTCTTCAACGCGCCACGCTGTCGGATTAGCGTGGTGTGGGCCACAATACCGGGGCTCTAAAAGTTACAGTTTAGTATGGCGGATCTAGTGGACGTGTAACCTCAGCCCCAGTATCAAGCTGTATTCTTCTCCAGAGCGAGTTACAGGCATTCCAAACTTGTTCCTGAAACTCCTTGCCCATGTAGGCTATTCGCTCTGCGTTTAGTAATGGAGCGTCCTTTCCGTCAGATCGCTCCTGGATAATTCTGTTATACACTAAAGCGTTCCTCTTGATGTATGACAGATATGGGCCTCTTGGACTTGTAGGACTGCCATTTAGGTACCTTAGTGCTTCATCTCCATCTAGCTCTGGAAGGTTTCCATAAGGCCACACAGAGGCCTTGTTGCTCACTATGCCTGGATGCTCGGCTGGCGGGTCTAAGTCCATGCTGTTATATTCGACGAGCAGAAATCTACCAACCGCACACACTGCATTAACAGTTGCCTGTAGCGACTCCCTTGTATACGCTACAGAGGTTGGAAGTTTGTCTACTAACTCTTGTGGAATCTTCTCATAAGTCATTTTAATTCTCCAGTTTGATTTATTTTGGATTAAACTACGGTTTCACCTCAACTTCAACAAATACAGGAAAACGAGGGACGTTACGCCCACTCGTTATATGCTGGTACTTGACTCGAGCCGCCTGCCCTTTGAGCATGTCTCGTCCATGCCAAAGTTCACGTCTCCTCTCATCAGTGAATCCAGTGCCTACATTGAAGATGTCTCCGTCTCCTGAGGCACATACGAGAGCTCCGAGTGTATCCTTTGGAAATCCATCTTTATCAATCTCTTCCTGAAACCCTACTATTTCGTAACTATCCTCTTGCTTCGGCTTGAACTTCATAACCCAAGTTGAGCGCTTTCGCTCGTACGGACCTAAGTTATGGCGAACTATGATCCCCTCGTAGCCGTTACCGACTATGGAATCGAAAGCTCTCATTACATCCTCTAGACTATCACATAGATAGAATGGAGAGACTACTAACCACTGAGATAGTCCTCTAAGGTCCTCAATCATTAGTGTTCGTCTCAGCTGTGGTTCCTCAACTATTACGTCGAAGCAGTGGAATTGAATCCTTTTATGATCTTGATGTAGGGTGACTGTTCTGGAGGTAACTGAGACTATTTCCTCAAACTTCATCCCGTGACAATATAGCTCACCATCAAGCTCTGGTCTTGTCTCTGGAGCTCTGTATCTCATAAGGTGTGGAATTTCTCTACTGATGTGAGGAACACTAAAGATTATGTTCTCTTCACTTGAAAGCAGCATGTACTCTCCGCTTTCAAGTGGGACAGCTCTACACCTCACTCCGTCATACTTGGGCTGCACGATGTAAGGAGGCTGCCACTTAGCGAGGCGCTTTTCCTCAAATGGGTATGCCTTCATCACATTTTTCCATCTAGTCCATTCAGACATAGGTCCCCTCCTTTGATAACCATCTATCTGAGTGCCAGATGTGGTGGATGGTTGTCTGGTGAACTTTGAACATCCTAGAAACAAGTACCTGAGAGAATCTATATGTTGTCTTCTTCACTCCTTTACGAAGAACTATTTTGAGTCTCCTGATGAGCCAAATCTCTCCGTTATGTAGGTCTGGGTTAGCTAGAATATGGGCTGGTACTTTTGGGCCTCTTATGTACCTATCCCTCATATTATCCATTTGAGTACCAGCATAAAGATGACCTGGATTACAGCAAGATCTATTATCGCACATGTGAAGTATCATTTTGTCCGGAGGAACTTCACACTTTCTTGTAAGTGACCATACATAGCAGTGAGCACCTACATTTGTTATACCTGTCCAAAATCTACCGTATCCATCTTCATCTATACCGCTAAGATATGGCCAGCATTCATAAGATCCTCTCTTATCTACCTTTGTCCAAAAGACTAATTCTCTATCTAGTCGTTTTTGTCCTTGGAAGCTAGTCATTTAGGCCTCCACTTCATTATCCCTTTCCAGCGCTGCCACTTAGGCTGATTCATCTTTGACCTCCAGTGCCTTGATGAGTGCCTGGGACATTGACTGGATGAGTTCCCTCAGTTGTTCAATACTCCCTATGTGCATACTTATATCAGAATCTTTTACTTGTTCTGATGCAATTCTCAGATGTACCGGCCAGGGACTGCTTAGGTCCTTGCCTACTGTCACTTCAGCTACAAATTTTGCTTTTTTATCCATGAAGAAAATGGTTTGATAGTGTCTCATTGCTTTTTCTCCTTTTTTCTTGTTTAGATCTTTGATACTAGCTCTCTGGTGAGTTCCACTAACTCAGCTGACTTACCTTTCACAGCAGCAAAGGCATAGATGTTGAATATCGCTCTGAGATAAGTTCTAAATCTCTTATCTGCCTGATACGCTGTAAAGATAAAGTACAGATCATCAGTCTCCCTAGCTGATAGTTCATCCTTCTTTAACTCGTCTAATCCAACCTTTATATCCTGTATCATAGATCCTCCAGTTCGATCAATTTTTGATTAAACTGCATTCCATTGTACCTCTCCGCACATTTGCAAAAGTCACAAAAAAGTGCCCTCCAGCCGAAGCCAGAGGGCACTGGATTGAAAGAAGGGTTACTTTGAAGCTCTGGCCTGCAGTTCGGCCAGCATCTTCTTTTGCTCAGCTGGAGAGGCAGACTGGAACGCAGCCAAGTAGGCCTGTAGAGGGTCGACTCGAGCGCCCTTAGTGGCCACTCCCATCTTAGCCGATCCTAATCTGGCCTGAATCTGAGGACTGTTTTCCCCTCTCTTCAGAGCATTGCGGATGTTGCTCTGGAGAGTGATTTTCCAATTTGCGAAGGCATTACTCAAGAGTGCCGCAGCTCCGTAGAGCTTCTTGGCCTCCTCGAGAGCAGCATCTCCGCCATCGAGATCCGGGAATTCTACAGCTATCGCTCCTGATAGCTCAGGAGTCCCATTCTCTTTATTAGCGGGTACTTTTGCATCTATCGTATACTTTTTAGCCATTGTTACTTTCTCCCATTTAAGTTTTTGATTTTCCAACAGGTCATGATTAAAATTACCATAACTTGAGGAAATGTGTCAATGTAAAATTTGGTGCATTGTTTTGGCTATTCACCTCCCTCCTCTCTCATCCTCTTAATCATTGCTGATTTGAGGCTGTTTAGGGTTGATTTTGCTAACATCACCTTGTCAGTCATTTGCTCTATGTAACCAAGAGCTGTTGGCAAAGTTCGTGCCATTACTGCATCACCACTCAATCTGAGTAGCTTAGTCAGCTGAATTCCAAGATCGTCGGCGATCTCCCACTCGGTCTTAGTCTTTGTCACACTACCCTCCTTATTGGTCATGGCTAACCTCCAATCTTTTCAAGTGATTTTGAGTCATACTTCTGCCCATATCCAGGTCCAAGTCTGCCAGCGCAGAGAATGAAGTGACAATTTGGGCAGAACAGGCCCCAGCGACCTTTATTATCTTTTGCGTCGCAAAAGTACTTCATATCCACCAGGCGCTCTTCGCATCCGTCGCAGGATGCTGGCCAAGTACCTTCCCATTTCTTAACTGTCATTTTCCCTCCTTGAATGGAAGTGATTTTTTATCCCTTCTAGCCTCTCAGTTAACATCTCCTTTCGTTCCTGGAGCTTTGTGTAGTCATGATCGATCCTCGAGCTTCTGAGAGCCCTGTTGATTGAATTTAACTGCTTCCTAATACGCTGAGTTTTGTTCATCTTTCCTCCAGGCTTATGCAGTCTAATTCAGTGTCCAGTCTCTCAATTCTATCTTCCAGAATCGTCATTGCTTCTAACCACCCGATGAATGAGCGACCTAACAAGTAAAGTCTTGCTCCAACTAATATATCCTTAGCTGCTCTTATCTTCTTCTCACGCTCAGTCATCACTCCCCTCCTCAGGCTCGTCCTCGATAATCTCATCTAACTCATCAGCCTCAGCCCCTAACATCACCAGGAGCTCTTTGATCTGGGAGTTTGATAGCCTTTTTAGCTTGGGAGTATGCTTAGCAGCTTCAAGCTTCTGCAGTCGGCCATCCAAGATGGCTAACTGATGATCAATATCCTCATATGCTTTTTCATCTTCTTCCCAGCGTTTCTTCAGGCATTCGTAGAGACGCTTGGCTCTTACGTACAGCATGTGAGAGCTTCTAACTCGTTTCCATACCAGCTTGCGCTGGTCTCGGAGATATTCTATCTCATTCATTTAGTTTTTCCCTTTCTCAGTTCAGAAAGATGATTGAACAGTGTATCCCTGAGACCTTTATCCTTTGTGTGATCTAGATCTGAGTAACCACATATCCAGCCCTCCAACCACCCTGAATCTCCGGTCTCATATTGTTCAGTTAGATAGGCTTTCAACTCTGTCAGCTTCTTTTTACTTGTTTTCATAGTTCCTCCGATTTGATTCGGCTTTTTATCATGGACTTATTCTTCAGTGAACCATCCTCTCTTTTCACTAACCTTCCTGGAAACTCCTAAAGGTAGAGACTTTCCTTTTTTCTCGAGTGATTCCCAGTTGGTTAAACCAGCTGAGACTATTCTAATTGCAACTTGATAACAGGAGTTACACAAGCCTCTGGCGTAAACTCCATCCTTGCACCTTGGGTTTAAACACTCTCTTTTTTTCATCATGGACTCATTGTATCACAACTGTACGTTGGATGTCAAGAACTTTGTGAATTATCAGTTCGAACCATTTTCGATCGAACTATCAACTCAATCTTTATCTTCATTTTCAATCTCCTTATATTTAGCCAGAACCTCTTCGAGATCTAGCTCCTGTTTGCTCTTCTCGCTCAACAAAGTGTTGTGAAGGACGTTCTTGCGTCCTCTATCTCCCTTGTTGAGCTTCACCTTGAACCTCTTAGAAAGCATCTCTCGAGCTACTGCTGTATCCTCACTCATTGTCACTCTTTTGTCCTGAATTAGGTAATCAAGCAGCATCTCGAGTGGCCGTCTAACCACTTCGCTCAAGAAACGTGGATACTCACCGCTGGTCTCGAGCCAGTTGGTTAGAGTGGCTAAGAGTCTGCTATCAATCCATACCTGCACAAGAACATCATCCTTGTGCTTTAGTGGCTGGATTAAGCTCTTACCACGTGTACTGTTTTCAACATAGGGAATCTTTCGATTCCCCTCTTTGTCGTAGTCACTCATTGCATTACTGTTCTTCCTAGATATATCAAAATTGGTTCTCCGCAATTTGGAGCATCATCAACGTAAGCTATCTCATCCCATGTAGCCTCACCATCGTTATACTTCTTGACACTGATAAGCACTTCTGTGCTATTAGGGAGTTTATTCCTCCGTAATGCTTTGATTAATTCTCCCTTAGTCATTTTATCTCCTTAATTGTTAGTTTCAATCCCTCCCAGGACTCCACCATTTCTCAATGATGGAGCCGAAGTAGGAATCGTTAGTTTTCCTGTGTAGTTGTTGGTAACAAGTAGTCACCACACAACTGACACACGATAACTGGAGCATCAGCTATTTCTACTCCATCTACTATGTAATTGCTCCAGATCAAAGTTACTTTGGTAGTACATCCCAGACAGTGATATTCTGACCTAATCATCTTCTCCTCCCTCTACTTCACTTCCAACTCAACACCAAGCTCCTCAGCTGCGAGTTTGGCCAGGTGGAGCTTCTCCTGTTCACTCAGCTCCTTTATCTCCTCCATAAATCCCTTCAGTGTCTGGCCTTCCTTCTGGCCGAAGAAGGTTCTTAGCACCACGATTGGTGTCATAGTCTTCTTTTCCATTGTCTCTCCTCCTTGCCCAGCGGGGCTGCTAGTACTTGAAATAAACTTTCCCTTAGGTCCGATTCTGATGGGTTTTAATTCGTGATCGCAGTTCATTGTTCCCTCCATTGTTCAATTCGCTCATGTTGTCCATCATAACACAACTTACACCCAGTTGTCAAGCACTTCACAAATTACCAGTTCAATCCAAAATGGTTCGATCTATTAATGACAGATTGATCCATACCAAATAACCAACATTAACCATAATGTGTTAGTGCCTTATCCCACCACCCAACACACACCACACACTACTCTCCTATATATAGATATATATATATAATAATACATAATGGCACTCACACATTTTCGTTATTAACGATATTAACATGAGTGTCGTTAATATGTCAATGTACAATTATTATAGACACACAATATAACTACTCACTAACAACTCACAACACTACGAACAACTCACACTATCTATATAATAGAAGCAAAAGTTCAATCCAAAATAAATCGAACTATGGAACTACATAACTAAAGGAAGGAGGGTAGACAGCTGTGAACTATCTACCCTTCAGCAGTTGTTATGCAGTGGGTGGTGCGGTGGGTGGCGTAGTTCCTGGCCTATCTGGCCCTTTGAATACCTCATACAAGCCGATATTCCATATACCCCTATCCCAGTCTCGGATATCTGATAGGTGTAGGACTATCCTATTACCTCTACCACGTAGGAGTTTTGGATACTCCTTTGTGCATATTACCTTCCCAATTGATCTCATAACACCTCCAATTGGCTTAACCATCCAAAACTCGAGCGGTTCGTGGCGGAAAGTTGTTATTTCCCCAGCGGTTCCAAACCGCGCCTTTTGGCCTCGGCATCAAGCCACTCTTTTGGCGTGATACCGGCCGCACGTGCCTGCTCGTTGACATATGCAAAAATGTCAACGGTTTTCGCACCTGCCGATTTGGCCAACACCTTTACATGTTGGCCGATTTTCAACGATGGGTATGCCTTCCGGCCATTTCCACCGTTCGCCCATGCAATTCTCCGGTCCGCACACGCGAAGTCCAAAATATCTCCAAGTGTGCATTCGGAGAAATCAATATCGAGAAATATTGATTTTGCCTGGGTTTTCGGCATATCCGTATCCAACCTAACGGATGCGGATATTGTTCGGACGATTCCCGTCAATTTCTCGTTAAGGTTTATGGTCATGACAAATCCTTTCATGCCACAAATCCGCTCGAGATTTGAATGGTCGAACCCTAATTGTCAATGATCGTCTCGCGGTTTCACCCGCGATTGTCACCATCATAACCCCTCCCACGTTGTTTGTCAAGGGATTTGTTTCGAGGGCATGGGGGAGACGTATGACGTACGGCGCGGGGTTAGCTCTCCCACACTTCTTCCAATCAAACTAAAATGTACAATGCTCGTAGGATTGTGGTCAACGAATTGAAATGGATTGATCTTGGTACGGACAATTGAGTGGTTTGTGAGAGAGTAGTTGAGGAGATGCAACTAAAGGTTTAGTAATAGATCGAACCAAAATTGATCGTACTTTCAAATTGTACATAAAGTTACCTTGCATTTATTATGGAAGTGTGGTATGGTATATTTAGAGGTATAATGTGATGGAAGTGAGTGAGAGAAACGGACTTTATGGGTTTGAATATAGAGAAGAGGACAGACGTAGGGTTCCAGCTACTGAGAGGAAGGCTCACAACATTAAGCAGCTCTGGCAGCGCCATCATGAGATTGTTAATTTAGCTGCTAAGGGATTTAAGCAGACAGAGATTGCTGAGATCCTTAACATCCATCCTCAGACTGTCTCTAACACGTTAAATAGTCATCTTGGGGAATACAAGTTATCTGAGATAAGACAGGAACGTGATGAGGAGACTAAGAAAGTTGTTGAGAAAGTCAGAGTCCTCACTGATAAAGCATTAGCTACATATCATGAGATTTTTGATGACGAGTCTGGGGAAATAGGCTTGAGGGACAAGATGAAGGTAGCTGACACAGTCCTACTTGAGCTCTCTGGCCTACGTGTGCCTACCAAGATCTATTCACAGGCTACTTCCTTAAGTCTAACAGCTGAAGAACTGACTGAGTTCAAGAGAAGGGGTATTCTAGCAGCCAAAGAGGCTGGTATGGTGATAGAAGTTGAAGCTGAACAGAAAACAATCGGAGACAAAGGCGAAGATTGAAATCTTTGCTAAAATCTTTGGCATAGATCCTGCCTGGGCCAACTCAATTGCAATGGTTGAGAGTTCACTTGGCCTAAGACAAAAGTCACCTACAAATTGCCTAGGAGTCTTTCAGATGTCATCTATTGCTATGAAAGACTTGCTATTATCAATGCAAGCTATTGACGACGATCTTGTTGATGTAGCTTGTGGAGTAGCCTTTCTAAAGTTACTTCTTAAACGATGGAAGAGTATTGAAAAAGCTACTATTCACTTCTGTGATCCAAAGGACAGGTCAGTCTACTTAGCAAAAGTAAAAGATTGGATGAAACAGTTTGAAACTAGCACTGATAGTAATCTTAGCGATTAGCGTCAGTTGTGGAGGCCGTCAGGTTAAAGTTACAGGCCCTCAAGGTGGAAAGATTATACTTGAGGATCCAGTTGTTAAGGAAATTCTTAGGTCTAACCTCCCTCCTGATAAGAAATCAGACCTTGTTAAGGAGTGGTTTCAGCTACAGGAAAAGTTCAGGACACACTGGAAAGAAATTATTATTTCAATTACTGGAACCTTTGTAGCTGTATATGCAGGAGCTAAGGTAGCTAAATGATAGTATCTGTCATCATAGCTAATCGCAACGACTTAGCAATGCTAGCTGTAACGGTTAGATCATGTATAGAAGAGCTACGTCCACTTGGCAAAGGTGCTGGTGAAGTAATAGTCGTAGACAACTCTGATAAGAAAATTAGGGACCACTTAAGAGGTGCTCTTCCAACTGGTTACTGCAGAGATGGGACCCTCAAGTTGTTCTATCAGGACTTCCCATGTCTATTCACAGCTCGTGAGTTGGCTGCTGAGAAGGCTGTTGGTGAGTACATCATATGTCTTGATTCACACATGATAGTTGGTAGGGACTCCATTAAGGACTTAGTTAGTTTCATGGATCGTAGATATAACGACCCAACTCTAGGTTTTGCCCACGCTCCTATCTCCTGGGCTCATCAGCATGAGTCGAGGGCTAGGCACGATAGAAATATCTCCAGACATGAACTAGGTCCTTGGGGCACTGCTTATGATCACGAAAGGATGATTACTTGGAAAGGCATGCCATGGATCTGTCGAAGGAGCTGGTTCTTAGATAAAGACAAGGGCCTAAACGGCTACGGTGCCCTATCTGAGCACAGAGTCAGCTGGGGTGGAGGTGACATGCATATAGGAATTAAGCCTTGGCTCCTCGGCTTCAAAAACTGGGCAGTTCCTACCAACTCTTGCATTCACATAGGTCCATTTCCTCGTATAGGTAACAACGGAAACAGTAATGAGGCCTTCCTAGCCAAAGACCTAAACGATCATGAGAAGTACAGACGCTACACATCAAGTGGCAACTTCCCCCACACTTTTGGGTTCCTGGTTAGTTGCTACGTGCTTGGTGGCGAGCCAATGATGCAACGTAATAGGAAGGCTCTAACCGAACGCTTTGGTAAGTACATAAACATCGACAAGTGGTGGTCCAAAGCTATTGAAATTGGCACTAATGAAAAGAACTGGCTTGACAGTCGTAAGATCATGAGCTTTGAGCAACTACTTACCTCCAAGCCTTGGGATCAAGATCATTCCAAAATTGATCAAACTTATGCACAAGAGCGTAATGGACTTTCTGCGGTCTAATATAAGTCCTGAGGAAATCAAGGACAAAGTTGTACTAGAAGTAGGTAGTCTAGACGTAAATGGATCTCCTAGGACTATAATAATGTCACTCAAGCCACTCTCATACGTAGGCATAGACATAAGACCTGGTAAGGGAGTTGACAAAGTTATAGAAGCTGAAAACTTACCTGCAAACTACTCACCAGGACTATTCGATGTAATTATATGTACGGAAATGCTAGAACATGCTAAGAACTGGAGGTCAGCAATATACGGAATTAAGTACGTACTTCGTATGGATGGTACCTTATTTCTCACATGCAGATCTCGTGGATTCAAGAAACATGACCATCCAGCTGATTACTGGAGATTCAGTGTAGATAACATGTCTGACATACTCTCTGACATGGAAATACTTAAGTTGCACAGTGATCCTCAATGCCCTGGTGTTTTTGTAAAAGCTATTAAGAGAACCAATCAAGTTGCTGACTTGTTTTACATTGAGCCGTATGAACAACTGTAGCATTATCATACCTAACAGATTTGAAGATATAATCCAGCCACTTTTAGAGTCACTAAAGGAGTTTGGATGCAGTTTTCACATACTAATAATTTCCGACAGTCATGACAGAGGCTACGGATATGATTATGTGAGGACTGATTATGATAAGTTTATATTCAGTAGGTCTGTAAACGTAGGAATAAATCATGTAGCTCCTAATGATGTAATACTATTAAATGACGATACCAGGTTGATTCATAGACTAACATTCGAGACTCTCAGGGAAGCTGCCTACAGTGACATATCAATAGGTATAGCAGCTCCAGTTGTTGATGGAGGTACGAATAATAAGTTTGCCAAGCTGTCTAATTCGCATTTGTGGGTCAAGTTCCCATCCGGCATAAGATACTGCAGTGCTAAGAGCAATGATAGAATATCATTTACCTGCGTATATCTTAAAAGAAAAATGCTTGATGAGATAGGATTGCTAGACGAAAACTACTCTGGCTACGGATATGAAGATGCAGATATGTGTGTTAGAGCTATAATGCATGGATGGAAGTTAGCTCTAACCAACAAAGTATCTATCATGCATGGCTTGGGAGGTAGTAAATTAGTCGTAGGACACAACTGGCACAGCTCATACAGAAGAACTGGGAAAGTAGAGCCTAGAGTAGCCATGAAATACTTCCTATCGAAAAATAAGGAAGCTGTAGACCTTATCAATAGAGGTAGAACTAAAGTTGGATAATCAACTTTCTGAAATCCTGGTAAGGTGTGGCATCTCAACAAGGATGGTTGCTAAGACTTTCTTCCCTGAGCGCTTCTACATGCCATTTGCCGAGAATGTACATGGGAAGATATTTGAACTCATAGACGGCCCAGCACAGAAGGTTGCAATAGCTGCTCCTCGTGGCTGGGGCAAAACGTCAGTTGTTGCTGAAGCACTAATTGCACGCTACATTTTGTTCAGGCTTACTCCATTCATAGTCTACATCAACCATAGTCACGATGCGGCCAGTCTTCAAACTGAAAACCTTCGCCGTGAGATGGTCACTAACAAGGAAATCAGAGCTTTCTTCGGCGACTTCAAACAACGAGATGTGACTGGTGCTGAGTTCGACGAAGTATTTAGCAAGAAAGCTTGGGTAGCATATGATACCTTAGTATGGCCTCGGGGGGCTGGCCAGCAGGTTCGAGGTGTCTTATTCAAGAATAGTCGACCTGGGCTAATTGTCATAGATGATCTTGAGGACCCTGAAAAGGTTGAAAATGAGGAAATTCGCAAGGGCTGGTACTCATGGCTCTACGCTGACGTAATGAAAGCTGTGCCTAGAATAGGTGAAGAAGCAGGAAATTGGAAAATAGTCTACATAGACACCTTAAAACACGAGGATTCTGTACTTCAAAAGTTACTAGATTCCCCAGAATGGTCATCTGCACGTCTCGAAGCTTGCGATGACGACTTCAAATCCACTGCTCCTCACTTCATGTCTGACGAAGCTATACAAAAAGAGTGGCAACAGCATGTAGATGCCGGCCAAACTGATGTTTTCTTCCGAGAATTACGCAATCTGCCTATCTCTACCAAAGATTCTACCTTCCAACATCAATATTTTAAGTATTACAACCTCCCCCCGGAACGTCCTGGAACAGAAAATGACCTAAAGTTACTAGACGTCGAGGTTCAGCAGGATAAAAACATAGAGACTGTAGTAATTCTCGATCCAGCCAAGACTGTCAAGATTCATTCTGCCGAATCTGCTATAATTGGTATAGGAATTGACCTTGCAAGTGCCAAGGTCTACGTCAGAGATGCTATTTCTGACAAAATGTACCCAGATGAAATCTACGACGCTATGTTCGGCATGGGCCAAAGGCTGGGTGCAAAGGTACTTGGAATTGAAGAAACTTCACTCAATGAGTTTATCAAACAGCCTATCAAAAATGAGATGTTTCGCCGAGGTACATTTTTCGAACTTATTTGGCTCAAAGCTCGTGGTGGGATGAAGAAGGAGCTTCGTATACGTGAGCTTGTTCCATACTATCGTGGCGGCTACATCTACCACAATGCATCTTGCTTCACAATAAAGAAGCTTGAACAACAACTTCTCATGTTCCCTCGATCAGCTCTCTGGGATCTTATGGACTGCCTAGCTTATCTCGTGGAAATGCTAGAACTTGGAGAACGTTACTTCTCACCGAAAGAGGATCCAGGAGATATCGAGGCTGAATATAAAGAACTGACTTATGAAAAGCCAGTTGATGATTGGAGGTACGTATGATGGGAGTAAAAGTTGAGGACAGTGTTAGGAGTGGATATATACAAGTCAACAAACTTTGGGTTGTTGTACTTCCTATTGTCGGTGCTGCAATTGGTTTTATACTTTCTAATGAGAGTAGAATAACTACGTTAGAAGTTGGCCAGAAGCAACATGAGAAAGTCATTGAGAGACTTATAAGTAATCAAGAAAGTTTGACTAGTGCATCAATAAGCTTAGCAGCAACTGTTCAACAGTTAAACTTGATAATAAACAAAGATCAGCGTGGAGGCAAGAAATGAAAGTTCGATCCAAAATCGTTCAAACTATTGTCTTTGTGTTAGCCTCAGTCTATGCTATAGCTCAAACAAAGACTGCTACTTGGGAACCTCACCCTGAAGCAGCTGGACTAACTGGATTCGAGCTATGGGAATCAACAACTAGTGGAACCTTCCCAAGCATTCCTAAGCAGACAATACTTGGTGGGAACTCTATTCAAACAACTATAGACAAACCTGGAATAGGACGTTGGTACTACGTACTCACAGCACATGTCATGGAGGATGATGGAACTGTCATCAGGAGTGACCCATCCAACGAAGCATATGCTGATTGGAAACCAGTACCTCCTACCTTCACATCACCTGTAATAGCCTCAAAGGATCTTACAGATAAAAAGACTATCCACTTTACATGGAAGACTGACAGGTCATCAAATTCAGCAGTTCAGTATAATCGCATAGGCTTCTTACCTAAAACTGTTAGTGATGCATCCTATGTCATCAATCACTTCCTAACAGCATCAGGTCTGCAGCCTAACCAGAACTGGTTCTTCATTGCAGAAAGCTGCAACGGAGACGGCTGTGATCAGTCAACTGGTTCATTTTCTACGAGGTAGTAATGATTGTAGCTCTCGTTGCTTACATGATCTTTGCACTCTCACCTCTGTATGCACAGACTGCTGGTAAGGAAGCTGTTTCTCAATTTGACTTAATTCCTGATCAGTACTTAACAGCTGCCAGGGCCAAACGTGTCCTTTTCATGAACAGATCTGTTGGTGTCAATCTAGACAATGCTATTAACTGCTTCACTGCACAAAGTTATGGAAAGGCACAAAATGTCTGTCGTCGTGAGATGGTTCAGATAGGCGGAGTATGGCAGTATATTCAACACTCTGACGCAGATTGGTCAACACTTGATCCTTACATAAAGTTTACTCCATCACCTACAATTTATAATCGTTCAAACTGGAGTTACTTCATTTTCGCTGATACTTGGGAAACCATGGTTCAGGACTTCATTGAAGGCCTACACAATGGAGGTATCCCAGCTCAGACTAAAACTGGATCTCCTGTTACTGTAATTGTAGATAACTATGATATACTTAGTTTTCAGTTCTCATACCTAAATGTTGAGGTTGGAAGCACAATAAGTCAGTTCTTCACTGTACGTCCCGGACAATTTGATGATGCTTGGGATCTGGAGCGGGAGATAGATGATCACCTCACTCCCAGGGGTGCTAAGTTCATCTATTGGACTAGTAGCCTCGCCCGTAGCATTGGAACTGCTGAAGCAGAGCAATTCAACAACTCAGTACGTTTCTGGGCAGCTTTACATAACAGACCACTGTTTGATTTTGCAGGTGTTGGGCAGCACAATCCTGATGGATCTTCCTGCTATGATAACAGAGATGGGGTAGCCTTCAGTTTTGGGGCCCAGCAGGAAAATTACCCTGATGATGGTCTTAACATATCTGCAGTATGTCCAAACAAGACTCCTGAGGCCAACGGTGGACACTTAGTTACAGCTCATGGAACAGTCAGTGTAGCAAAGGCCTTCTGGGTTATGATTGCGAAGTTAGCTGGGTGGAATCCTTAGATGCCTATTACCTTTGTTGGAAAAGCTGAGCAGAACAACACTGGGGATGTCAATCCTCGTACATTTACCTTTGACATTGGCACTAGAACCAATGGTCTGCTGTTGGTAGATGTTGCGGAAACAGCTAACGCTTCATTTACTGTCTCATCTGCCACTTATGGTGGTCAGGCGATGACAATAGATAAGCAGCAGAACAGGACTGCTGCAGCTCCATTCCACACAGTAGCAAAGCTAAGCTTAAAGAATCCACCTAACGGATCTAATCAATTATCTATTACATTCAACAGCCTAAATGGCACATCTGCAGTATCCATCTTTGCTTCCTGGTACGATGGTGCTAATCAAACTCCTGGAGCAGATCAGACTAATGGAGGTACTGGTTCTACTGATCCGAGTCTTGCTGTAACTCCTACAGAAGATGGAGAGCTAGTCAATTCTGTTCAGATGAGCGAGGCAAATGATCTTTTAACGCCTGCTCAGACTTTGATCCATGACCATGATCTAGGTGTTCGTGTTGCTGGTGCGAGCTACATCATCCAAACTACTGCCCAACCACAGACTATGAGTTGGGCTGGAGCGGACGATGAGTGGACGATGGCAGTTGCTTCATACAAGGCATTTGTCGCACCGCCTACTACGCTGCCTCCGACAACTTTACCACCAACTACTTTACCTCCCACAACGTTAGCTCCAACTACGCTACCACCAACAACTCTTGCACCAACAACTTTAGCTCCTACTACTCCTGCTCCTACCACCTTAGCTCCAACTACTCCAGCTCCGACTACATTGCCACCTACTACGCTAGCTCCCACAACGCCGGCTCCTACGACTCTTGCTCCGACCACATTAGCTCCTACAACATCTGCACCGACTACCTTACCTCCGACTACGTTGGCACCGACTACTCTACCTCCCACTACGGTTGGTCCAACTACTGAACCTCCATGCTACAACGACGTATCAGACGATCCTAACGCTGTAGCACTGTATAGATTCGAAAGTGGAGCTTTAACTGTAGACTCAAAGGATGCTAATGATCTAACTGCATCGGCTAGTCCACCTACCGAAAACACAACTGATTTTTGGGAAGGTGCTTGCGCAGCTGATTTTGAACTTGGTTCATCTCAGCACTATCGCAGGAACAATGTTGGTCTGTCAAGTAATTTCCCGTTTAAGTCTGGCACAACTAATAAGATCCACACTGTCTTAATGGCTTTCAGAAGTGAATCTAACTTATCTGTAGGAGAAAACAGATATTTAATTTGTAAAGCTGACGCAGGTAACGGGACTGTATCTTGGGGACTATTATGGCAGAATGTAGGTGGAGTTGTTAGGCTTGCCTATGTTCATGGTTATAGCGGCGGTGGTAGTTGGGAGACGATAGTCCTATTTACATTCACTCCTGTCTTGGATAGATGGTACCACCTTGCATTCTCTTACGATGATGCTACAAAGGCATGGTATGCAAAGATTTGGGATGACATAACTGAAACAGCACAGGAGAATAGTGGAACCACTGTAAATAACATAGCGTTAACTGCTGCTCCATTTCTGATAGCATGTATTCACTCTAATACCAATCCTGTATTCTTCTGGGATGGTGAGATTGATGAAGTCTTAATATTTGATAAGGTTCTAACTGAAAATGAAATAGATAGAGTTCGTCAGGGCTTGTATGGTTGTGTGACTACGGCTCCTCCAACTACCCTTCCTCCTACAACTTTAGCACCAACGACTCCAGCTCCCACTACTCTTCCTCCAACGACACTTCCACCAACTACTGTTATACCTACTACTCCATCACCAACTACGCTTCCACTGACTACGCCAGCTCCTACAACACCTGTTCCGACTACTCTACCCCCAACTACCTTATTGCCTACAACTTCAGGTCCAACAACTGCTCCTCCACTTGAGATATGTGAACTTGAATTGATCTCAGCTATACCTATCGAACTATTACTTTTCTCACCTATAACAAAGGAGATTGACCTTGGCCTCTGCAGATAAAACCTTTGTAGGTGATACTCCGAGATTAGTTGTAAACACTGGAATTGATTTGAGTGTGTATGCTACTCTCATAATAAAGTTCAAGCGTCCTAACAGAACAACTGGTTACTGGACTGCATCTATAGATCCTGCAGACTCAACTCGTATGATCTATGATTTGCTTGTAACTGATTTAAACATGCCAGGACTTTGGGTTGTCCAAGCTCATGTTGAGGATACTGATGTAGAACTACACGGCCTCTGGGCTGACATCAACGTCTACGAACCATTACCTGAAACTAGCACTCCTCCAACAACTCCTGGTCCAACAACTGAGCCATGGTGAGATTGAACCATTTTTGATCGGACTATGAAATGCCATATATAGTTAGAGGCGAACCATCTTCTTGGAAATCTGATATTTACAGTAGGGAGACTTACAACTACGAATATCCTTACGGCTTAGATCTAAAGCCAGGAAGTAAGCTTCACAATAAACTTCGTGATAGAATATGGCAGCGTGCTACTGAAGCCAGGCACGAAATATCTAAGCGTTACGGCCATTGGAGGGAAATTGATAGAACTCTAACCACCTACATCCCACTCAAGGAAATCGAAGATAAGATAAAGAAGAAAGACCCAAATAAGCCTGTGTCAATAGTATTTCCATACTCATATTCAATGCTGGAAGCATTACTAACATATCTAACTCTAGCATTCTTCCAAGACCCTATGTTCCAGTATGAAGGTGTGGAAGACAGCGACACTGTAGGTGCTATGTTAATGGAGTTAGTCATCAGACTTCATTGCATAAAGAGTAAGGTCCCTCTAAACGTTCACACGGTTCTCCGTGACTCACTATGCTACGGCTTCGGTGCAGCAGTTCCTGGCTGGAGACAGATACATGGGAAGAAATTTGTTAGATCAGAGACAGAAACTGTATCAGAGTTAGGAGTACAAACTGAGAGGAACATCCAGTCTATTCCTTCTGTGTTATTTGAAGGAAACGACTTAAGCAACATAGATCCTTATATGTGGCTGCCAGATCCATCTGTTTCTAGCAGTGAGATTCAGAAAGCTGAATTTGTTGGCTGGATAGATCGTGGTAACTACATGAATCTACTTGATGAGGAAACTCAGCCAGGTTCAGGACTATTTAATGTTAGGTACCTTAGGAAAAAGGGTGACAAGCGCTCTACACTGGCACTTGATCAGAGTGACAGACTAACCAGGCATGGTGGGTCTACAGATCTACACAGATCAATGACTAACACCACAAATCCTATTGACCGCATAAGGATGTATGTTAAACTCATACCAAAGGAATGGGAGCTACCTGGAGGTGAATATCCTGAGAAGTGGTACTTAGAACTAGCATCTGATGATGTGGTTATAGCATGTGAAAGAGCTGATCACAGCCATGGAATGTTCCCAGTAGCTTTAGCTTCACCTGAATTCGATGGCTACTCAATTACCCCAATAGGTCGAATGGAGATTCTTTATGGACTACAACATACTCTTGATTTCCTCTTCAACTCGCACGTTGCTAATGTGCGTAAGGCTATCAATGATATGCTGGTTGTTGATCCGTTTCTTGTCAATATTGAGGACCTTAAAGATCCTAAGCCTGGAAAGCTCATCCGTCTACGCCGTCCGGCCTGGGGCCGTGGAGTTGATAAAGTTGTACAGCAGCTCGTTGTCCAGGACATTACTCGTCTCAATATCGCAGACAGTGCATACATAACTCAGTGGATGGACAGAATAAGTGGTGCAGATCAGTCTATGCAAGGCGCACTTCGTATGACTGGTCCTGAGCGTCTAACAAGTAGTGAATTCCAAGGCACTCGTGGTAGCGCAATATCCAGACTTCAGCGTATAGCGATGATAATCGGTATGCAGTTTATGCAGGACATAGGCACCATGTTTGCTATCCATACTCAGCAATATATGAGTAATGAGACCTATGTTCGAATAGTCGGACGTTACGCTGAGCAGCTGAGAAAGACACTTGGCCAAAAATCTAGTATCAAGGTGACTCCATTTGACTTAACGGTTAACTACGATTTAATCGTAAGGGACGGTTCCATACCTGGAGGCAACTTCTCTCAGGCATGGATTGATCTATTTAAGGTCATAGGTACGACCCCAGAACTTGTAAGTCAATTTGATATAACTCGTATCTTTATGTACATAGCACAGCAACTTGGTGCGAAGAATGTTGAGGATTTTAGGAGGGATGTTGGTAGAATTGAGGGACAAGTTGTGCCTGATGAAACTGCTCTACGTCAGGCTGAGGCTGGCAACATTGTACCAGTTGGAGCTGAGTAATGGAAACTATTCAGGTAAATGCTACTAAAGATCAAATAGAAGAACTCAAATCCTCTGTTCTGTGGAAAGACATAGTCAGGGAACTCAAGGCCTGGAAGTACGGCTTTAATCTCGAGATGCAGTCGATTGTAGATGATGCAGCTAAGGAAAATCCATCAAGTGCATCTGTCCTGCTACATATGGGAGACTTAAACGGAAGGCAAAAAGCAGTTGATTACTTACTAGGGCTACCTGATATCTTCCTACAAATACTGGAGGACAAGAAAAGTGAGCGAGGAGAAAAAGGAAGTTAGTCACGGACTATGTGGCTGTCATCTATGCAGAAGATGGACTGTAATTTACGTAACTGTTAAACACAAACTTATTATGTTTCTAAACGTATAATGGAGGAACTATGGCTGTAAAGGATGAAATAGATCTGATGATTAAGTCTATAGATGAGGGTATTGTTGAGGAGCCAGAAGTTGTCCCTGATGTCAAGACTGAATCTGAACCTGAACCTATCAAGGAGGAGCCAAAACCTGAAGATAAAAAGGAAGAGCCTAAGCCAGAAGCCGACAAGAAAGAAGAGCCTGAACCTGAGCTCGATGAGAAGGATAAGACCATAGCTGATCTTCGCACTAAGTTAGCGGAATCTGAAGCTAAGAAACCTGAGCCTGCCAAGATTAAGGTTGAGGAACCTAAAAAGGAAGAGCCAAAAGTTGAAGAACTGGACTTTGTTGGTGATTTAGATCCTGATGAAATAGTTCGTGACCCTAAGGAATTCAACAAGCTCCTAAACAAGGTATATCAGAGTGGAATGATTGCCATACGAGGCAATCTTGATAAGGATCTTCCTAATGCTGTCAGATCCCAAATGGAGTTAATAAACTCACTTAGAGAAACAAGTGAGAAATTCTACACTGAAAACGAAGATCTAAAACCATTCAAGAAGGTTGTAGCAACTGTATTCGAGGAACTAACTGCTATAGATCCTAACAAAACCTACGATGAGGTAATAAAAGGTGTTGGACCAGAAGTCCGAAAGCGCTTGGAACTTCCTGAGAAGAAGGAGTCTGATAAGAAAGAACCTGTAAAAGAAGATAAGAAATCTGCTGCACCTAAACTACCTGTAAAAGGTGGTAGAGCTGGAAAAGCAGACGACAAACAAGAAGCCGATCCTCTTCAAGCGGAACTTGAAGAAATGAATAAAACTTTGGGGAGATAACCTTATGGGACTTGAACAGAACAACGAACAGCATTATAGGGAGGTAGTCGACAAATATGTCGATCCTGGTGCTGACTATCAGATGTCCACAAGGGACTATGTAGTTCGCCCTAATGCTCATGCCGCTGCGTTGACACTAACACTGCCATCAGTGGCTGAAGCAAAAGGACGATTCTACTCAATCATTGCTCGTGAAGCAAGTGCTGTAAACACTATCACCATCACTGACAAAGGAGACTCAGAATGCTGGGTAGCTGACATTGTCTTTGATGGTAAGTGTGATCGTGCACTTCTTTACAGCGATGGTCTAGCGTGGCATGCTTTAGGTGGCGGTGACTGGCCTGGTATAGCTACCACTCCAGCTCCTGGTACTTTGGCGCCTACGACTGCGGCACCTACGACCGCTGCGCCTACTACTCTAGCGCCTACTACGTCTGCGTAGTACTACTTAAACAACTTTCACATGAGGTAACTTATGTTTCTAGGAATGCGTGGAAATGGAGATTGGGTAGCTGATCAGAGGCCACTCAATTGGAGGCAGCAGATCTTGTATCTGTATCCGAATGGGATGGCTCCTCTAACTGCTATCCTGTCGATGTTAGGATCTGAAAAAGTCGATGATCCTCAATTTCACTGGTGGACACAGGAACAGAGTGCAGTTGCTGGAGCAGTTGCAGGTGTCTTTACCTTGCCTGATCTCTCAGTTGCATATGTTTCTGGTGGAGCTATCGGTGATGTTCTCTATGTCCAGGTCACTACAGTCCTTGCAAATAGGATTCGTGAAGGACACCAGATCCTCCTCCGTGATGCTTCTGACTATCGTGTAGATGTAGTTGGAAAAGTCACTGGTGTGACAAGAGGAACGACCAACTCTGTGTTGGCTGTCAGGCTGCTCGAAGCAGATGACAACTCACCTGACAACGACCTCAGTGATTGCGATAACTTCAAAATCATCGGTAACATCAACCCTGAGGGTGGTGAGATGCCAGATGCTATCGCACTGAATCCTACGAAGGTCTACAACTACACTCAGATCTTCCGCACTCCACTGTCAATCACTCGAACTGCTCGCAAGACTCAGCTTCGTACTGGTGATCAGTATCAGAAAGCGAAGTCTGAAGCCCTCGAGATGCACTCTTGGGAAATGGAACTTGCATTTCTCTGGGGTATTCGAACTGAGAACATTGGAGACAATGGAAAGCCTGAGCGTACCACTATGGGTGTAATTAACTTCATTCGGCAGTTCATGCCTGCCAATGCAGTTGACTACACACTAGATGCTGACTTCGCAGGAGATGCGTGGACAACTAGTGGTGAGATCTGGCTCAAAGCCACACTCGAACGAATCTTCCGTTTTGGTGCTGAGGAGAAACTCTGCCTTTGTGGTAGCGGCTTTTTACTTGGTATTGATGCACTTGCTATGTCAAGTGGGCAGATCAATATCATGCCTGGGCAGAAGACCTATGGTCTTCAGATTCGTGAGTGGCTTACGCCATTTGGTTCGATCTATATGAAAACCCATCCTCTTTTCAGCCACGATGCTACCACTCGTAATATGGGTGTTATCCTCGAGCCAAAAGAGCTGTCGTATCGCTACATTGACGATACTGCCTTTTACGGAGAGTCTACTGCCAAAACTCACCCAGAAGGCTATGGCAACCGTAGACTGGACGGAACTAATGAGGAGTACCTTACCGAGTGTGGACTTGAGTTTGGGCTTCCTCAGAAGTGCGCTGTCCTCAACGGTGTTGGTCTGGACAACGGACTCACGCCCTAGCCATAGCTAAGGGCGTGATGACTGCTATGGAGGTAGGCTTAGGTCTACCTCCAATGGCTGAGGTTGGCTATGAACCTTAGAGAAATTAGGGAAAAGTTTAGAGAGATTTCAGGTCGCTACGATCTTGTAAATGAAGATCTAAGTGACAACGGATCTGACTTCTACATTAATGAAGGTAGCAAGTGGCTCGACAAAACTCTCGAAACACAGAAGACCTGGGCCACTTATCCAAGAGTTATTGATGCTGGAACTTGGCACGTCAGATTTCCATTTGCTAGGGCTATCAAGGAAGTGTGGATAGCTACAACTACTGCCAAATGGCAACTTGAGAAGAAACGCCTTCAAGATCTAATCTCAGCTTTCTACCTTCAGCCTCCAGCTCAGTGGGTTAATGGAGTGCCTTTGTACTATAGTCCGACGATAACTAGGTATATTCCAGAAACTATCACTGAAGTTACTTTAGCAACCTTCGTTGATTATGTAGGTACTATAGAGCCTACAGCACATAACTACAATGCAGTGATATTGTCAAAACCTGTGGAGGAAATATCACTTGTTGAAGTAATTGGCCTATTCTACTCAAGGCAGCTTGAAGCAGATGATGATGAGAACTATTGGTCAGTTGTCCATCCAATGCTATTGATTCAAGCAGCTGTTCGTCAAACTTACATAGCAAGCAGTAACAAACCAATGCTTGATGTTCTTGATCGTGGAATAGATGGTGAACTAACTCGTCTCAGCTATGACTTGGTTGAAGAGCTGATAGCTGAAGTTGATGACATGGAAGGTTAAATGAGAATCATTAGGAGAAAGTGACGTAAATGTCACTCTCGGTCTGGGAGAACTGAAAATGCCAGTCAGAATAAAGAAAGTAAATGGATACAGGGTGTCAACTCCAGGAGGAGTAAAGGCAAAGAGTACGACAAAGGCAAAGGCCAAGGCCCAGGGACGACTACTTAACGCCGTCGAGCATGGGTTTAAGCCTACTGGTAAGAAGCGCAGACATTACTCAGCTCATGACGGCTTGTTTCTTGAGGAGAGGATGAAGAAGTTTGGCTTAATGTAAAAGTTCGATTTATTTTGGTTCGAACTATGATTACCGAAGAAGAACGTCAAAGCATTATCAATGAGGCTGTGGAGAAAGCTCTGTTGCTACTTCCAGAGGTAGTTGGTAATTTAATAGTTAATCAGACTAAACTACTAAAGCTTAACAGAAGCTTCTACGAAAAGTATCCAGACTTTGCCAAGAACAAGGAACTGGTAGCTTCAATTGTAGAGAAGGTTGAAGGCACAAATCCTGGTATGAAGTACGAAGATATACTAAGTAAGTCAGTACCTTTAATAAGGGAAAGGCTAAGTACTGCCAAAGGTCTTGATTTCAAGCTTACTGATAGACCTAACAGGGATCTCTCGTCACTTAATGTCAAAGATAATAGTCATGGAGAGTTGTAATGCCTACCTTGCCAAGTGGTGAGTTTTCATTCACTATACCTCCTACAGATTTGTCAAGAGGTCTTCGTACATCTAGAAGAAATCCAAGGAATGTGAAGTATCTAACAAAATGTGAAGGTGCTGTTGGTCTTGATAGCATATTACAGGTGCTCAGCAATCTTAATCTTAGCAGAATTGATACAGCTCTAATAACTGACCCTTTCCCATATCCACAGATGTTTGTGTTTACTAATACGATAGTAGTCTGTGGTGAAACTGAGATTTATGAATTAGTTGCTGGATCACTTGTTTCTGTATTAGCTGGCTTAGCTGTAGGTATTATATGGTCTGCTATTGACCTCTACGACTTCATCTACATGAGCAATGGAGCAGTTGCTGTTATAAGAAGAGCCGAAGATAAAGTATGGCAGGTAACAACTGCTCAGCCAATAGCAGGTGCTATCTGTAACTTCAACGGTCAGATATTCATAGGTGCTCCAGGAGTAGATCAATCCTAATGGCTGACTGGAGAGACGATAGAAATAGGGGCCCATGGCCCTTCATACCTCAGCGTAACAAGTGGGGATATCTCAATAATCCTCGCTGGAGGCCTATCCCTAGACCATTTGTTCACGGAGGACCAGATGACTACACAGGAAGAGAGCTTGAAGAACCTCAAATTTATACTCCGCCTAGAACACGCAGATATCCTGTTGGAGACTCTAAAATTCATCATCAGTGTGGACACTGGCATAGGGGAGTCACTCTTCCTGGAGCTGGACTTGGTATAGTAATACCACTGGAGATGGTTGGTACTCTGTTATTCACAGACACTAACAATCAGCTTTATACAGTAACTGAAATAGAGATTGATCCCTTGGATTATCCAGGAGTTACTGAGGCTAGATTTGAGATTCCAGTAGTTGAACAAATTCTATCTCCAAGTCCTTACTTTGTATCGCTAAAAGATGAGGACAGTGATACTCTAATTACTCTGGAAACAACTCCTGGTTTGGTGTATGATACACTGTCTGGTGGATTTATCCTAAACAGTACGAAGAAGAAATACTATGTATATACTCATGGAACACCTGATGCAACTGCACTTGCTTTTAGACGAGCTGTTGTGATTCTATATATACCTGATCCTACGAGGATTCGAGTGCAGATTCCACTTGTGTCTGGTGATCAGTCAAGTGGAGGTGGGTATGGAGATGTGGACTTAAACAACTATTGGGCCTGGGCTCTCCTGTCAAATGACTCAGCTTATGGCTATGAGTTTCCATTTGGAATAGGTGATGAATGGTTTAACTTATTCTACTTCGACTCTAGTAAATGGGTAACTTTAGATCACTTAACGTTTGAGGCTATTGGAGGTGTGACTAATGAGGCATATGCCTCTGGCAAACAGATGAAAGCAGCATTGTTTAATAAGACTACTGATCTAATGGTGGCTGGAACTGAGCTAACATTTACTGATCCTGTTCCTACTCGTAAGGCTGCTGATTTTCTGCCAGATGCTGTTAACTTCGATGACCTATCTGAGTATGAAACTAGGATATATCTAACTGGTGGAGGTGACGGATTTAGGTTTGCCTATCTATATAGATCTGAGATGTATCTCACTGTAGATCCACTTGATGACTGTGAGGTACATTTTAAGACTGGGACCGTTGAGGCAGGTGCTTTTGGATTCGGGGTAATTGATACGTACTCTAGTATCAACATGCAAGTTGAAAGGTTTGTTCCTAGACCAAAGATTTATTTTGAATCTACAGCTAAAGAACGAGGTGGTGGAGCTAGTCTAAACCTAATGAATGTTCAGGGTAGTGGAGTTGTAGTAGCCAATCCAACTGTTGCAACTATCATAACTGGTCCTTGGCAGAACAAGGATGGGATATTGACTCCTGGTGCTAGTATCTCATCACCATCGTATGCTCATGTCACACTTGATGTTCCACTAGCTACCGCGATAATCAGTGCTTCTGGATACGACTTTTCTATGATTCCACCTGATGCAATTATAGCTGATGTACTTGCTAGAACTATAATAGGAATTGTAAATCAGGATGCAAGTAATTCCTTGCAATATGTTGGTGGTCCACTGCATACTGTTGACATACCTGAGAGTGAAGTAACTATAAATCCAGATCCCCCTCCAGCCTCTTTTGTAAATCTAACTGGTGTATCCTACGGACTTGGAATCGACAGACTGTGGACACCAGCAGATTTGGCTGGCATAGATATTAGACTGCGAGTTAATCAACCTAATAACGCAGTATCTACTGGTTACTTGGTTGACTGGGTAGGGTTAGAGGTTGCTCTTGGTGCTGATATAGTTGGCCTCAATTTTTCTACTGTTAATAGAGAACGTCAGAGATCTGGTGATATATCTGGACTTGTATTTGGTGGTAATAGATACACGATACACTTTAAGGATGTTGTATTTGGTCAGGACATACCTTATCACGCATGTAGCTTTCTAATCTTTGAATGGTCGAGAGGAGCTTAAGATGGCAACTAGAGCTGCTAATCACATTTTCTATCTGCTTGCAACTGGAGCAATAGACTTTGCAAATGATTCCTTCAAGATAATCTTGATGGATACTGGATTTTCGTTTGATGTAGATACACACGAAGTCTATGCAGATGTATCTGCTAATGAGCTACCAACTGGAGCTGGTTATACACAGAACAACAAAGTCTTAGCCAATGTAGTTGTAACTGAAGATGATGTTGATGATAGAACGGAGATTACCTGGGATAATGTATCCTGGGTGGCTGCTGGAGGGTCAATAGGTCCGACTCCTGGAGCTATTATCTTCGATGACACTCATGCGAGTGATGCAATAGTTGGCTACATAGACTTTGGAACTGAATACACACAAGTCGATGGTGGTACCTTTACAATAGCTGCTGTAGAAATCAGAATGAGGCATCCAAACTAATGACTACTGATGTAATAGTTAATTGGCCTATACTTCGGATATACGCATCTCCGATAGATATAGTTGTAAGTGTACACGGTGAAACACTTAACATCGTTCACTTTGCAGATCCTATAAATATAGCTGTATCAGTTCATGGAAACTATGCTCAGGATGTATTTATAGGTAATGCAAGAATAGATATAATTGTATCACTGATTCACATAGCAGCTGTAGTTGAGGCTCCAAGTAGAGCCAACTGGGTTAAATGGTCTAAGATTGGTAGGTTGGATTTTACCATAGACGAGAGTATCGAGGCTGGTGAGCGCCCACTTGATTGGAAAGGTTTTGTATATCAGATATTAAAGCTTGGTAATACAGTAGCTGTATATGGCCAGAATGGTGTATCAATTTTGAATCCATCTGGAGTGCACTACGGAATGCGCACTATTTATCGTATAGGAGTAATATGCAAACCAGCGGTAGCTGGTACTGATGACGAGCATTACTTTATAGATCAGAAATCCAGGTTGCTTAGACTAACTGGCGAAGGACTCCAGATGCTGGATTACTCTGAGTACATATCTCAGCTATCATGTCCTAAACTATCACTCGATCCAGAGTTTGGGTTACTATATATCTGCGATGGTACAAAAGGTTATGTGTATAGTACTAAGGATAGAAGTCTTGGTCTTGGGCCTGCTAACGTAACAGATATAAATTCTCAGACTGGTGACCTGTATGTTGTTTCTCCTGCTGAAATAGAAATTCCAAAGTTTGACATAACTACTGACATATATGATCTTGGCACTCGCAAACCGAAGACTATCAAGTGGATAGAAATTGGAACTGATCTAACTGGCAAGCTTGAAGCTATGATCGAATCCAGAATATACAACGATGCTGGATTTAACCAGTCAAAATGGGCACTTGTTAATCCTAATGGAATAGCATATATTACTTGCTACGGAGTTGAGTTTAAGTTCAACATCAGATCTTACATTTACGAGTACTTAGAACTCGACTACATAAACGTAACTGGAGTAATCCATGGATTTAGTTACCTCGAGTCTGTTGAGTAGATCGAACCAAAATGGGTCAAACTTATGTTAACAATAAAGTTACCAGTAAATCAAATTCCAGCTCTGTGGTCTTCTATTAAATTTGCATCTACAAGAGTTGATGCAGTTGAAGTTGAGGACCAGCAAAAATATCTCAACAAATTATTAGTTGATCTTCTAAGTGACAAGGCTCAGTGCTTTATAAGAATAGATGATGACAGGCAATTAATAGCTCTTGCAATAACCCATATAGCAGTAGATGATGTTACAGATGACAAGATACTATTTGTGAGATGCCTTTATTCATTCAGACCTGTTAGTGCTGAGCAGTGGAGATCTGAACTACCACTGGTTACAAACTTTGCAAAGATCAGTGGATGTAAGAAAATAGCATTTAAGTCTGGTAGCAGAAGGGTGCATGAGTTAGCCACTACTCACGGATTTAACGAGGATCATAGGTACTTCGTATTGGAGGTGTAGTATGGGAGGAGCAGCTGAGAGAACGACTAACACCATTCGCTATGCTCCATATATAGAAGCTGAGCATACTGAGGTTTTGACAGCATATTCTGATCATAGAGATTTCCTTCTATGGGATCCTGCAGCTCAGAACAGTGACTTCAGACCATACATGGACTATACGGATATAGAGATTGAAAATGCATTCTTTGGAATAGGATATGCTCTAGACTCGTTCCCATCACTTTATGATATGTATGGGAAGTTTATGGCTGGTCTTGATGTTGAGGTATTATTTGATCAGATATTTAGTGATACTGTGGATGGAACTGTTGTAAGGGAGTTGGTCTCAGCAGAAGCTGGTATACTCGAAGATGATATTATAGAGAATGCAGCTCCCAGACTTGAGACTGGTTTAAGAGACATAAATTCAGTTATGAGCAGCTCATTTGTTGTAGCTAGAGGAATGATGGAAGTAGCTAGGACGAAGGCTCTGTCAAGGTTCAGTGCTGATATACGAGGCAAGTTACTTCCACTTGTAACTGAGCGTTGGAGAACTCACCTTGATTGGAATAGGAATATGATCGAGATGTATGCACAGATACTGAAATTCTATATCACAGCAAAGGTTGATATAGATAGTCATAACATAGATATTCATGTCAAGAATGTACTGTGGCCTTTTACAATACTACACTTCAACACTGCAGCACTTGGTGTGCTGCAGGGTGCAGTTGACTCAAAGACAACTGTTGCTGGTGCATCGACTGCTGCACGTGCCATAGGAGGTGCAATGCAGGGTGCTTCTGCTGGAGCCATGGTAGGTGGTCCGTGGGGGGCTGGAATAGGAGGTGTTCTTGGACTTGCTGCTGGTTTGTTTGGGTAGTTTAATTCAAAATTGATCAATCTCATTTGGAGGTTAAGATGGCAAACGGAGAAGGAGGGCTCGGAGCTGGTCTGAGTAACTTGTTTAAGAACAAGTTATTCTTACAGTTCCTAGCAGCTGGAGGTCGTGATATAGCGACTGGAGGGAAGACTGGTGAGCTAAGTTCTGCCACCAAGAATCTCATTGCTGCCCAGAACTTTGTAGAACTGCTAAAGGGTAACAAGGCTACTGCTGGTAGCAAGATCACTATGGATGATAAAGGATTGAAAATCCAGGTGCCTAAGGAGACTGGGACAGCTCCAGATCTAGGACCTGACTTCCAGCCTGGGTTTCAATCTATGCAAGAGGTTGGAGCTGCGGCTCCAGCTGCTCAGCCAGCTGGATCAACAAGCAGACTTTCAGGTCTTGCTGAAATTCTTGGGGCATTCAACCCTTTCGGTTCTAGCCAGCTAGATCTCTCAGCGTCGGATTTGGCTGGCTTAACTCCTGAAATGATTTCATCGGCGCTGCAGCTAAGAGCTGGTATTACTGATCTTGGGCAACGTAGGCTTATTGACGTTGCTAACTTAATTATGAAGTCTGAGGAGTTTGAAGCTGAACTTCCTTACAGAAGAGCTCTCACTGATGAGTCGTTACAGAGGGCTATTGAGTCTAAGGCTAGAGTTGAAGAGGGTAAGCCTATAATGACTCTTCCTGGGACAGACATTGGTCTTACCAGGGAAGAAGTTGTTAAACTACTTACCACTAAAACTGAAGATGAGCGCACTGAGGCTATTAAAAACTTCCAGTTTGCTAAGTCTAAAGAAGGTGGTGAATTTAAGGGATCGTTCCAGGAATTCTCGAATCCACTGACTACGACTGACTGGGAAAACTATAATCTCGCTGGAGGAAGGGAGGGTACTGGAAAGTCATTTGATAAATGGTTAACTGAGCAGCATAAATCTAAGGCCATTAAAATTACTACAGCTGAGAAAATTGAAGAGAAAAAGGCCTTTGCTGATCTTGAGGGCCAATTCTACTTCAAAAATCCAAGATGGGTTGATGATGTAAATAGATATATAGAGAGTATAGGACCATCTCTATTCCTATCCAATGATAAACTAGCAAAATCGAAGGCTATAGTTGGCTATATAGAATCGAAAATAGCTGCTGGGGGCGGCAAGATAGTACCTAGCACAGACAATCCTGAGGGAGTTAAGTTCGACAAGGATGGAAGGACTATGGTTTGGTCAGTTGAATGGCCTTCTGGTGACAAGGAGACTATCAGACATGCCGTTAGATAAATCAGGGCTTGATCTCCTAGATGAACAGCAGAAATCTAAGCAGGATTTGAGAGGTCCTATATCAGGATTGAGTCTGTTAGAGCCAACTCCTACTATAGAACCTGCATTACCTGAACCTAAGAGAGCTCCTGAATTTGGTGCTCCGTTAGGTTTCCTAACTGGAGTCCCGTTCTATGACGAGCCAGCTGCTCCAGTATCTACCGAGGTCTCAAGAGGACTTCCAAAGGTCCCTGGTGAGCGCCATATATCAGCCGCTAGACCAGAATATAACTACATAGAGCGTGCACTTAGAGTTCTTGGATTAGGCGATGTCGTAGGTCAGCTGTCTGAAGATGCTAAGGCTCAGGCAGTAGTTGAAAGGATGGCAAGGGAAGCTAATAAACCACTTCATGAATTTAGGCGATCACCTGAATTAGTAGAGCAAGCAGCTAGTGGATTTCTCTCCACATATCTGTCCGGGTTGGTACCTGCTACAGTCGAGACAATAACTGGTGAGAAGCCTCCTCCACCAACTAGCGTTACTGGCTATGTAGGTTATGGGCTTGGTCATCTGGCTGGCTTCTTGACTCCTGGTGGACCAGTATCTATTGTAAGTAGGTCTGGAGCTTCGCTGCTGAAGCAATTACCTAAACGTAGAGCTGCAGAAATTGAGAAGTTCTTTAGGGTTTATAGAGGTGACAAACTATCTGCTAGAATCCTTAAATCAGCTCTTCGTGATTCCATAGTTCTCGGTCCGGCAGTTGGTCTAGCTTCACTTGGAGAAGCTGCCAAGGAAACTACATTTGCAGGAGCTGCTAGTAGAATAGGTGAAGGGATAGTAAGTGGAGCAATAACTGGTACTATATTTGGCTTGGCTAAAGGACTATTTCCTGGTAATGGAGTTGAGCTTGGGGCTAGACTTATCACTGGTATGATAGGTCTCAACGCTCAACGAGCTGTTGAGCTTGGACCTGATCAGTTTACTAATAGAGATGTTGGAGAGGTGATATTTGATTTAGGTCTTGATGCCTTATTCTTATGGAGAGGTTTGCCAGCCAGAAGGGTTAGAAAGCTTACTAAAGACATAGAGGATGTCACTCTAAAAAGAGCTGAGATTAAGCAAAAAGAAGATCTGATAAATACAATACCTGATGAAGCTATCAAACAGGCTCAAATTGAAGTACTGAAAGCTCAGAGAATTGAAAATGAGTTAAAAGCTAAGGAAGCTGTTGAAGATGCTGAGAATGCAATTGCATCTAAGCAGGAAACAGAAGTTAAGAGTAAAGAACTTAAGGATGTTAAGCAGACTCAGCCAAGGCCTAAGAGACCTACCAAGAAAGAGCTTATTGCTGAAACTAGAAAGATCATTGAAGCTAAGGAAGAAGCTAAGCTTCCTCCAAAGACTGAACCTGAAAAGCCTGAGACATTAGCTAAGGGGCCCTTTAAGGGAATTGAGGAACCTACAGAAGCTCAGAAGAGAATGACTGAGCTTGCTAAAGAGGCTGTTAGAAAAAGAGGAGTGATTGAGGAACCTGTTAAAGTTGTGGAACCAGAACCAACGGCTGAGCCTGCAAAACCAGAAGCACTTCCTGCTGCACCAGAGATAAAACCAACTGTATCAGTAGAGCCTGAAATACTTGTTACTAGTAAGCAGATAAATGAGATTGAAAAATATTTTGGCAAAAACTTTGAGGACATACCTAGTCAAGATATAGCTAAATTTTTGGAGGGTGAGGCTCCGAAGGTTGAGCTACCAAAGGTCGAACCAAAAGTTGTTGAACCTGCTGAATCAGATATAGAAAAATTCTACGGCAAAAAAGCTGAGGAATTGACCGAAGCTGAGATAGATAAGTTCTATGGGCTTGAGGAGAAGGTACCCGAACAAGAGCCACTTACTGAAGTTGATGTACAAACTAAGGCTCCAAGACTTCCTGAGTTAACAGATGATAACTCTCCACTTCGGCAAACGTCAGATGTGACAGCTGCTAGGAAACTTGTGTATGAAAAGAGTAAGTCTGTAGCTACCAGCGTCGATGACTTGCTAAATCAGTTACCTGACAGGCCGATTCCTGACCCTGGAGTTACTTATTGGAAATTAGTTAATGATGTAAATAGGTGGTTAGATGGTGAGAAGATAGATATTATTGGTACTAGGGATTTCCTCAGTGAGTTAGCTGCTAGAGCTGATGAGTTTAAATATCACTTTGTTGGTGAGGGTTATCCAGAATCATTCTACCAATGGAAGGAATCTGTATCAGAAGCTGCGGACTGGGCTCGCAAAGCAGATCGGCCCAAATTTGATCAATCTGCCACACGAGATATAATGGGCAACTTGAATCTGTTTATAGACCCAACCAAGGCTCCTGCTATTGTTAGAGAGTTGTTTGAAAGTATAAGGAAGATCATTCCAGAGTCAAAGACTACTGCTGATCGTATATGGAGAAGAACTGGATTCTTCTTCAATCCTCATGATAGTAAATGGAGATTTGAGATTGATGATAGTAAGCTTAAGTTCAACACTTCACTTGAGAGTATAGTTGAAACTGTTCCCAGTAAAGGTATTATAAATGAGATAAGAGTAGGTGATCTTATAGATTATCCAGATCTGTTCAGGGCACATCCTGAGGCTGCTGATATAAAATTCAGAATTGAGAGACCTCCTATACTAGCAGACCTACTTAAACAGATACAAGGCAGGTATGATGACGTTACTAACACACTCACTGTAACTCCATATGCTGAAGATAAGCTAAACACAGTCGTTCATGAGCTACAGCATTATATACAGTTCAAGTCAGGATTTGCTACTGGTGGTACTGTCAGTAAAGCTATAGATAGTGCCAAAGGTGATATTATTGTAGACTTGGCAGACAAATTGGTGGCTGAGACTGGCAAAATCATAGATACTGAAAAGTATAGATTTGGAAAGCTAAACGAGATTATTAGACTATTATCTGAGGTTAGATCAGATCCTGGTAAGTCAAGTAGGCTTGATGACTTGATCAGGAAGGACAGAGAACTATTCAATTCTATTGCTGCTGCCTCTCAGGATCAAAAGACAGTTCGTAAGCTAATGAATGATAATTATTTAGTTGCAAAGGAGATTCATGAGTTGTTGGGAGTTGATGACTTTTTTGCATCAAGTACCGTAACAGTTTATCTTGGTGATATAGCTAGGATAAGTGAAGAAGCAGGACGTGTTAGATCCTCTATAGAAAGTAAATTAGATCTAATAAATAAAATATTAACTAATAAAGAAGAATCTGTACTTAGAGGTATAATTAAAGATGCTGGAAGTTTAAATTACTATGCTTACTCTATGTTAGCAGGTGAAATAGAAGCTAGAGATGTAGGTGCTAGAGTTAGATTAACTGAGGCTGAGAGGAGAGAGATACCACCACTAACATCTGAGGAATTCAAAAGTGAGCATGTGATAGTCCACTTTGAATCTGGTGCTAAGTCTATGAGTGAACTTCCTCCTGATACAAGGAAAAATAAGTTACGCACTGTGTTTCATGGAACTAGTTCTAAGTACGTTAAACCAGAGAATATAGTTGGTGGATATCTAAAACCAAGGTCTCTTGAGCAGATAATTGTAGATGTATTAGATAAACTTAATCTAACTGGTATTACCAGAGATAGGGCTAAAGATAGAATATACGATCATGAGTATTTCAAATTGTCATTGGCTGGTGAAGGCAGACCGTTTAAGGATGAGCTAATATTTGTGGCTAGAGATTTTGGTGATGCTGTAGAGTATGCTAAATTTGCTGGAGAGGCCTATGATAATGCTCTTATTGCATTAGGAGCGCTTGACAAAAATCCCTCTGGTGTTGCTCTAAAGGCTAAGGTCATATATGATGCGAATAGATCTGCAAAGCCTTACGTATTAGAAGTGGAATACACTGGTGAGATTAAGGAGGGAGATATTGTATCGAATAAGCCTTTGAAGGTAAGAAGTGTATATGATGAAAGTGGCACTAAGTTATATGCTGGCTTTCCATTTGATAAAACTGCTGAAGTCGTTAGGAAGATATTATCTAGAAGCAAAACACAGAAAGTTACAAGGTCGGACCTCGGTAAACTAACCACTGAGCAAAGAGCTGTTGTTGAGAAAGCCCTTGATTATAAGGAAGCATTTGAGCGTGATGAGGCTGCGTCTAAGGAAGCTAAGAAACTGACATTAGGTGAGCGCAAGAAACTAATTGCTGAGGGCATCTGGGACACCAAGCACAGAGCTAGAAAAGCACTAGTTGAAGGCATAAAGGCTGGTGAGTTAGATGAACAGTCTACCAGAGTTCTATGGAAAATGATTAATGAATCTGGTGGACATGCTTATGGACAGAAGATGTTTATGCAGTTTGATAAGGAAGTGTTTGGAGGACTTAGTAATAATGGAGTTAGTGTTCTTAATAAACTGACTAGAGGTAAAAGAGTTACTGACATAGCTAGCTATAAGGCTGGAGTTAAGTTTCCAGAAGGTCAATCACCAGCTAATTCAGCTACTTACGAAGCTTTGTTTGGTGTACTTGAGGACTTAAAGCCAGGTGAAGATCTTGGGATGATCCGTAGAAGGGATGCATACTTTGAATGGATGAAGAAACTTGTTGATGTTAGGGAACAGGAAGGTATTATCAGTAGTGAAATGGCTGATGGACTTAGGAAGCATGACTATGCTAAGTTTAGAGGAATTGGGCAGAGATTGGAGAAAGGTGAAGGAGTTCCTATTGAACTGCTATATGATGAGAAGGAGACTGTAACTATAGGTGGTAGAGCTAGATCAGTCAATAGCTCCGGAATAGAGTCACTTCAGAAAGGTAGGCTGACAGATATTCTTGAGACCGATCAGAGACTTGTTGCCCTGGAGATATTCAACAGAGTATATGGTCAGGCTTTTAGAAATAGGACTTTTGTTGAACTAGCTGACATGGCTTATAGGAATCCTAAGAATTCTATAGTTAAGCTTACTAAGAAAGATGCTCATCCTGACCAAGATCCGATTGTTGATGCTAGGCTATGGACAAAGTTTAACTATAGAGTTGGAGGACAGAGAAAGACTCTATATCTTGATTCTCAGTTCGCAAGAGGCTTGGAAGCAGCTGGTAAGGATATATCTCCAAGGGCTATTAGGTGGGCTAATTATATAACCTTAGCTCCAATAACAAAGGCCATGTTAACTGGTGCAGCTCCACTCTGGTCACTGTTTGTTAACTTGCCTAGAGACATAATGCACGCACATCAAACTGCTGGCAGATATAAGAAGGGAGAATTTGGGCAGATATATAGTTCACATCCTCCAGTGTTTTTCATGCAGCTAGGGAGAGACTTTAAGAGTACATTCTATGATACATTTCTTAGAAATTATAAGTCAGGAGAACGTGAGAAATATATGAGAGCTGCAGAACGTGGACTGCTTATGCCATTCCTTTCTACGCAAGCTAGAACAAGTGTTACTGGATATAAGCTCCCAGGAAGATTTGCTCCACTTGAGAACTTCTTTATGTATGCATCTGAATCACTTGAGATGTGGACTAGGATGGCAATTGCTGAGAGAGTCGTTAGACAAAGAGCAGCTGAGGCTGGTATTAGTGTTAAGGAAGCTAGAAAGAACAACGATGTTATGGATGAGGCTGTGTTTGTTGCTAGGGACTATCTTGACTTCCAGCAAGGTGGATGGTTCACAAAGATGTTGGACAAGCTTGGATTGATCTATCTTAGTGCAGGAGTCCAGGCCATTAGATCGTTTGGCAGATCTATGATCGAAAATCCTCAGCAGGCTATTGCTAGAGTTGTTCAGACTGTTGGAATACCAACTGTTTTAGTTGTAGCTGCCAGCAAACTTTATTCGCCAGAAACTAGTGATGACATACCTGAGTACTTGGAGGATAATAACCTGGTCATACCTTTTCCTGACAGCTTCAGATTCATAGATAGTGCTGGCCAGGAGAATGGGCTAGCTCTTACCATCCCCCTTGATTCTGGAGCTGCTTTCTTCAAGAACTTGTTCAGGGGACTGACGCAGAAGTTTATGTATGAGACTGGAGTTATAGATAGACCTCCAGACTACCAGGCAATACTTGGATCGCTGACTAAAGCAGCTCCCGATATTATGTCACTGCCTCCAGCGCAAAGAGCTGCCTTTGAGTATATGCTTAACATAGATTTCTGGACAAGGAAACATATAACTCCAGAAACATTTAGCTGGCCAAAGAGTGCTGAGGAATTTACTAAGGGTAGGACGTCTGAGATGGCAATAGATGTAGGTCAGGTCACTAAGCTATCACCTGATAGACTAGAGGCTGTTAAGAGGTCACTTCTAGGTGACAATATCTGGACTTACGCAGTTGGAGCTGGCTATGATGAAGCCTTTGGTGACATACCGAAGGAAATGCAAGAGGAGCACCTAGCACTTATATTGTCCAAGGTGCCAGGAATTAAAAGATTTATCAGAGTAGTCAAATCAGGCACTGATATAATGGAGAAGCAAGGTGAGATACTTGAAGATACTAAATTTAACGACTTTGTAAACTCAGGAAGTATAGATTATTATTCAAAGGCTCACTATTGGTACGGAGTCAAGGGTGCAAATGACAAGCTTATGGAGCATCTTAATGACAAGAAGAAGGTTCCAACACTTGCTGAGCAGGAAAGATTGATTGGTAGGGCTGAGTTCATAAGCAAGATTAAGGACTTACCTAACAGAGCTACCTGGGTCAGAATGTGGAGCCAACCTGCAGAGGCTAAAGCTAGGGATTATTTGGATAGGCTTGATCGTGCCAAGACTGAAGCGCAGAAGGAAAGCTTATCTAGACAGCTTTCGGTAGTGCTTGGAGCAAGAGGTTATGCAGGGCCTGAATTTTTCAGGGAAGTTGAGCGGCTTAGAGCTGAGCAGGAACAAGTTCGATAAATTTTGGATTGAACTTATTTCTTACCAAGTACATGAATAACACTTTCAGTCCCAGGTCTTCTGATAACTTGGATGTACTTCATGCTTTCAAGTGTAGTTAATATCCTGTCCATAACTATCTTGTCAACATCTCCTTCAAATCTTCTAGCAAATTGAAACAGTGGAATGTCAGGTACTGCTGAGTTCTGCAGAAACACTATTGCATCATTTATAAGTGATGCTATGTCAGATTTGCCAATCCCTCTAAACACAGTTCCCATTCTTACCTCGGCCTCACCAAGCAAATGAGCTGCCCTCTCGAAATTATCCCTGGTCAGTACCATATTATTACTTCTACTAGCACTACACACCATGGCAAGCGCTGTTAGGTGTTTTCGTCTCCTACCACAGTAACCATCGAACTTATTATCACTAAACGGAGGATTGTTTTCAGCTTCTATACACCAGTCTGTGTAGAAGTCCATGGCGCCTTCTGTATACTTAAACACTCCGCTCATCAGACCTATTTGCTCAAGATCTCTAATAAGATGCTGCTGTAGTTCTATTTCATCCTGTGTTACAGTTGGGAATATAACTAATTTGTTCTTCTTATATTCGTTTATAAAGATTATTCTAGATGTGAGTCCCCCCCTCACAGTTTCAGTCGATGGTAGTGCTTCACGTAGTGAGTCAGCTGTGGTGCCAGCTAATAGATTGACCCACACACCAATTATCTCTTCTCTGTCCCTCTTAATGGTATCATAAGCCCATCTTTCTCCACAGTCAAACCAGTCACAAAGAGATGATATTAGCTCTCTGTTGTGATAGCCTAAGAATACCGTAAACTCATTGCTTAGTATAGTCATTGATGAGTGAAATATCTGACGACCTGTATCTAATTCTATGTCGGTTAAGTTGACAGTCTTCATCCTACGAATTAATGCTTGAAGTGAAGTTGCTTGAGCAGCCATTTTGATGGAAGGTATCTGATCCAGTATATCACTTCCATACTTCATTGCAGTACCCTTACCTGTAGATGGTGGTCCAACTAAGACCACATAAAAGTTTGGGTACATAGTCAGTGATATACCAAGATCAACTCTAACTTTCCTTTGTAATGCAGAGGCTATTGCAGATATTCCTACCCACTTCCTATATAAAACTGGCGGTTCTGAGTTCTCTGTCAGTGCCATGAATCCATCTAACCAGTCTGGTAATTTTCTCTCTTTTTGTGTCATGTCTCATCTATAGTCGCCTGAGCCTTTGAGTTTATCTCTTACTTTTCTGTCTTTCAATTTGTCTATGTTGGACTTAGCTATGTAATTTAAGCTGATATCTAAGTCTGATGCTAAGTTTGATATATACCATAACACATCTCCAAGTTCCCTAGAAAGTACCTCCTTTAGTTTGTTTAGAGTATTATCAATGTCGATTCCATCTCTTATATGTTTCTTTATTTTCTCTGCTACTTCTCCTGCCTCTCCACATAGGCCTAGAGCTGGGTATACAACTGCATAACGCTCAGGATAGAACGCAGTTTTCCTGGCTAATTTTTGATACTCTCCGAAGTCCAATATACACCTCCTGTAATTTCTCAGTTAGTTTTGTTACACTTGTTGGAATATCTTTGCTCTTTATCTCCACGTTATCTTTGTTGTACATATTGAAGCCTATTGACAAATCAGCTGGTGTCTTAATCTCAGTCTCATGCCAGTACATTGAAGTCTCAAGTGAATTCTTAATCAGGAGTAACATCTTGGCATGTTCCTCAAATGAAATAGATAAAGGAATCTGAAATACTATTCTATCATGTATTTGAGTTAGTAGTTCGACTGGTCTGAATAGATGCTGGTTGTAATAGATATAATTAATCCCTTGCTCATCCATCTTATCCGCACACGAGCTTTGTGCTAACTGAGCATAAGCTTCTCTATATGTAGCTTCACATGCACTCTTAGGCACATTTGGATAGGATTGGAATATAGGACCGAGGAATAATCTGCTACGGCCAAACAGGTTTGTAATAGTTCTATTCAAATGTGCCTAAGA